TACATTTGCAGCCAAACAAATCTAATCGCTTGGATAACACCTACTATTTTACCTAAACGCAAAATAGAATTTATAACCCTATCAAAGTCTTTCCAGTGCAAGAAAAGTTCTTTTAATGCAACAACACTGGTAGCAAGTATTCCTTGATTGCTTTTGCCAATATCATTGAGCATATTATTCCAAGCAAGCGTAAGGTTTGCCAATTGAACCTTTAGTGTGCCAGCCATCTTTGCTTGGAAATCAAAAAACTTGCCACCATCATCTGTCATCTTATTGATAACAGACATCACATCATTATATTCGATGGTCTTTTTTTTCATTCTTGTATATACATCGCCAATAGATACCATACGACCTTCAAGTTGCGTATAGTATTCAGACAATTGCTTAACAAGTGGAATGCCAGCGTTTGCAAACATTCTTGCATCACGACTATTCAAGTAGCCATAAGCCTTAATTTGACCAAGTGCGTAAGTTAATCGTTCCATAGGAATACCAACAGCAGAAGCTATATCTGCAAGTCGCCTAGTAGTGTCAACAACATCTTTTGCTGCAACATCGTATGCAATAAGTTGTTTTGCAGCATTTGACAATTCAATCAAAGTGTATGGCGACACAAGAGCCATATCACTTAATTGATTAAATATTTGCGTACCGCGCTCTGCGCTGTTTATGAGGATTCCTAATGACCGCTCTGTCATTTCATATTGGCTACGAATATCAATAAGGTTCTTGACGAATTGCGTACTTGCACCAACAGTGAAATAGAATGCAAGGCGATTCTTCATATAGTTCCAAGAACGAGAAAGAGCATTGTTCGATTGCGTAAGGCGATTGTTGGTGCCGATTAAATCATCCTGTTTTTTGCGCAACCTGTCAAGTTCGTTTGATACTTGCTTAATCTCACCAGCTTGCTTGTTGACATCAAGACCACTGCGATATGATGCAAGTTGACGCATTTTGTAGGCAATATTTTCAAGAGTAGATTCATCTAAACCCATAGCGGCCTTAAAACTAACTGGTCTTGACATTTGCGCTTGCAATTGCTGCATTGCTCGTTGCGTCCTTTGTATTTGGTCTGCAAGGTTTTTACCCATATCGGAGTTTCTTTGGTCTAAAGAAAGCCTATGGTATGCCTCTTGCATATAACGCAATGCTGGTTGCATTTTGTAATATGCAGCAGTTTCTTCGTTTACAATTTGAACCCTTTTTTTGCTTGCGGAATTAACGTGGTCTATTGCAGCTTGTAGGTTTTCAAAATCTTGAAATCTCGTTGGTTTGCTACCAGAACTTTGTGCTTGTTGTGCTGCTTGCAGAGCTTGCGCCATTTGTTGACCTGCCAATGCAGCACGCCTTGCAGCATATTCTTCCTCTTGTAATTGTTGTGCTGTTTTTTTTGTTGCACCGTGCAATTGTTCCTCTAACTTTATTTCTTCTTGTTTAATCCATACTAATTGTTCTTCAATGCTTTGCTTGCTATTTGCATACACGAAGTACTCCCTATTAGAACCATCTACTCCAGATTTGATGCTAAACATCCCAGTTTGTTGGAATTTCTCGCTTTCTCTGATAGCCTGTGCTTGTTTATTGATTTCATTCGTAACCTTGCTTTGGGCTGTTGCAAGTTGTTGAGTAACCTCAACTTGCGTTCCTAGTAAAGTGTTCCCTTGCTTATATTGCGCATTTAATGCCGCAAGTTCTGGGTTGACTTTTGTAAGGTTATCTATGTAGTTTTTGAAAGAATTTCCGGGGTTTAAAACATCAACAAGCATACCACGCTTGGATTCAAGTTGGGTAATTACAAGCATTAGCCTTTCAGCCTCTTTTTCGGCTTGCTTTAAGCCCTCTTGACCCCAAGAAACTTGCGTAGGTTTGCCAGAACCAATTGCTTGGCGATATAAGTCAATATCTTCACGAACTTGGATAAGCCTTTGTCGTAATTGTAACAATTGGTCATCGTATTGCTTTAATACGCTCCAATTTGTTTTCACCTCTCCGCCACCCATTGCGGTCGCCTTGGCCTTTGCTAGAGCATCATACGAATCTGCAACTTGTTTAATCGTTTGTGACTCTGATTTTGTGCCACCAATTTTTGTATCTGTTGTTACGCCCTTTAAAGCGTTTCCAAGCCGTTTGGTGGCAGCCTCCATTTTGGCAACATTTTCATCAAAAGATGTTGCCATTTCGGTAGTTTTGTCTTTTACAAAATCAACAAGACTTTTTATCGAATCTCGCAACTTGCTATCATCAAGCGATGCTGATATAACTGTTGGATTTTGAGTTGGCATAATGTATATATTTATTTTTTATTTGATTTCTTTGCTTTGTTCTTTCGCACAGGAATTTCATATTCCTCCCCATCAGCCAGTTGTGGCACATTGAAACCACCAAGGAAATTGTCAAGTTTGGTTTGTGCCTCAAGTGCCTCCTTGTAGTTCGTCCAAGCCTTCTTGTCGCTACCGTGCAGGTATTTCGTATGCGTATTATCAACCGCCATGAATTGTATTTGCGCTATAGACAGCTTGTACAAATAATCGTCAAGTGTATATTGCGTGTATGCCCTTATGAAATCTGCTGCGTCCGCAACGACAGTGCTTCCGTAAATTGTGATACTGTCTCCTCCGATTTCTTCTTCCGAGTCAGCAGAGAATCCGTAAGCATACTCACCGATTTTTTGAGTAAAAAAAAACCAGACAAGTCAATGCTTTTGATTGCACCTAGAATGATTGCAGACCACTGGTTGACATCGTATGTGCTGTTCATGACTTTCATCTTCATCACCTTAATCCACTTGTCGTTTCTCGACAATGTAGCATCAACATCTTCGTAATCCTTTATATCGTCAGGGCAAAAAAGATGATTGCAAAGTATGATTGCCATGATTTCACACATTGCATCCAAATCAGTGCATAAGGCCGTTATAATTGCGTTGTCATCGTCCATTGCAGTGTCAGCTTGTTTCATATCCATAGCCAATCTGCAAATGCGATACAGCGAATAATAGCGCATATCTTTTACACGATATTCTTTATTTCCCAACATGACAAGTGACGGTGTGTCGTTGATTATGTCAACAATGTCACGTTTAATGTCTATCGGGAAATCTTGCAACATATTATTCTCTTGCTTGGGCTGTTCTTGTTCTTTCTTTTTCATTTTCGTAAACGATTTAAATTAGTATCTTTTTTTGTTTTTCGTAAACTAAAAAGGGTGTGCAATGATTGTACCACCACCACACACCCAAACGCTTACGAAAACGATTTGCTAGGGATTAGTACCGCCACCACTTGCGGCTTGGCCGACAATCTTGTACATGTGCTCTTTGTTATCTTTGTCGGTGTACACAAGTGCGGTAATGGTCACATTGTAGTTCAGTGCACCATCTGCATCCTTCTTCAGCGTGCCAATGGTAAGACCACGGGCAATAATCAGCGATGCATTGCCACGACCAAAGTCAAGTTTCCACTCATGCTCGCTAGTGAACGCATTGGTTGCGCCCTCGTACTCTGTTCCAGTAACCGTACCACCAAACAGGGCGGGCAACTCGCTCAAGTCGTAGTTTGCCAACTCAAATGTCATAGTGACAGGATTGCCGTCATAGAAAATGTCAAACGGGGCATCGTAAAATTCAGCCTCAATTTCGGTGCTTTCAGGGTCGTCCTGCGAAATGGTCAGACCTTTCAGAACACCCATCAGGCTGGTGTAAGTACCAGTCGTTGCGCCAACATCGCGATAGCCAAGCGCAATAGGCTTTACAGTTGTTTTTTTTGCCATAATTTTAACTAGTATTTTAAATGGTTTCTAATTTTAATTTGTTGTATTGCAGATATTTACAATGAAAGATTTTACAAAGATATAAAAGTTCTCTCCAGACGATTCAAGCGAATCTGCACTTAATATACTACCGTCTTGAATGGAATATGTGTCATTCTGATTCATTTCCGCATTTTCAATGACATCGTTTATGGCTTGTTCGAATTGAGCATACTTGTCTTTATCCAGCCTGCCTCGCGATTTCGGCGGTATATAGGCATATATGAAAACACGAACAGAACCAAACGCATTTCTAGAAAACTCGCTTTCGTCAACAAAATCACCAATACGGATAACGATAAAGCCGTTTTCTACATCGCTTTCTGTCATTTCCGCTGGTTCATTCATACGGTATACGTTTTGTGTTACCGTATTAAAGAACAGCGAGTACAAATAATCATAGATTGCTATGCGAGAATCGTTAAACATAATTGATTGATTTTATTAACCGTAATTTTTCTTTGCTTGCGAGAACAACGACTTGCTTGCGTATTTCGCCACACTGACATTGAAACGAATCCTAGCTGGTTTAAGGTCTGCTTTCACCTTGTCATGGAACTGGGTCATCACAGCAAATTGCAAGAACCGTTCATTTCTTTTAGCACCAAATCCAGTCCTCAATGTGAACCCTTTTTCCCAATAGCCCCAATATGGCGCAAGAATCGCAAAAAATACTTTCCACCCCTTACTGCTTAAATTGCCAGCACGGGCGATGTACTCCTCCGCCAATTGATGACCATTAACAGGGGTGTCTGCATTTATCATTTCCAGATAATCGCCAGACTTTTTGTCACGGAAAGACGCGGTAGACCATTCGTGCAAGCCAGATTCCATGCTAGCTTGCGCAGGGCGATAAAAACCACTATCCATTAACTTGCCCTGATAGCTTACACCCCAACATAGACTGTCAAGCAAATTTCCTGTCCTATCCATGTTGTTGCGGCTATGGTAAGTCTTGATTGTGTCACCTATTTCTTTGATGGTCTTTTCGGCATAGTCAACAAACAAAGCACGCTGCTGCTTGATAATATCTTTCATCATACTATCAACCAACTTTGCGCCATTGAAACCGACTACCCTAGATTTGCCCATTACTACCAACTGTTTCTAGTACAATAAACACTTACACCACCAAGCTGCGACGGGTCGCTGTTGTCAACTGTCAGATTGAATGTTTCCTCGTAGCGAGTTATGCGAACTTTATCCCCACGATGCGGGATAACATAATTGCCGTCTGTGTCACGAACAAGCGGAATGGATATAATGTATTGCGATGTCTTTAATGTAAGACCATTATCCCAATCGCGCATGTGCTCATCCATAACGCCATCATACACGACAATTTCCGTATCATCCTCATCGCCAACACCGTGGATAATCCTAGTTATCACACCACTATATGGGTATTCGCTTATTTCGCCACGAATCATAATGACATCACATCTTCAATCGGAATTAACTTTATCTTCTTTGAATCAGCCAACTGCTCAAGCATATCAGCCCTATCATCCTCATAGGTATTGTAAATGCGAATGGCATACTTAATCTTTTCGGATTGATAGAAATCTTGCTCTTGACCAATTGACTTTTGATAGCCATTGTGCGACTGCGACAACGATGCGGTATTTGAAGGACTTAACAGCACAGCCATAAAGATAATGTCTGCGGTCATAAGTTCACGTTGCTTTTTTGTCACATTTGCGCCATACACATCATCATTCGGGTCGCACTCTCTATCAAGGGCAATCTTCATAAAGTTCTGCTCCTCGAAAGAATACCTAGTGGATGCTTTAAGCCATTCAAGTACCGTCATCTTATCGCTTTTTTAAAGACTATCAATTAACAATTATTAGTCAGGTTCAGTGATGTCAACCACAACGTGATACATCGACTCGGTAAGCACGGGAGCATAACGGCCAATAACATCAGTGTGGTAAGACTTAAGCATTCCGTTAGGCGTAACCTTGTTAATCACATAAAGGAAATTCTGAACCTTTGCCAACGAGAACTGAATGCCATTATTCACCTCACCACTTTGCATCAACTGCACATCAGCGGTCTTTGCATGAACAACAACACCAGCCATGCCAAGAGGACGAAGGACAACCTTGTTCTGCGCCCATCCGCTAACGGTCGTGATTGTGGTGATGTCCTGCACAGTGCTTTGTTGCTTGACAATGCGAATCGGGGCAACTTTCGAAATGGGGCTACGACTATAAGCCATAAGCTGCTCCATCGTGATTGTGTCAATATCAGTTGACGTACCGCCACTGGTCACAACAATTACCTTGTCGGGAGCATAAAGGCGAATATAACGATTCACCTCATTCTTGAAAGCCGCATTCTTGAGCAGCACAGTGGTGACGATATTGTAGGGAATATCCCACTCCATCGGGAAATCATCTGCAAGACGATTGGCCTCCTTGAAGTCAGCCTCAATCTTTGCCATCTGCTCGGGAATGTCCGCATCAGCGGCAGACCAAGCCTTCACACCAGCAGACTTGAAGTTTGCTGTAGGGATGTAAGAATCCTGAATTGTATTCACACCACTAAAGCCCTTGCTGTTCGCATTGGTGTATCCACCACCAGAAGAAAGCACTTGTGCGGCCATGTACGAAAGGCGATAGTTGTGCGTCTTAATCAGGTCAGCAACACCACGAACAAAGCCAGTGACGAGGTTTTGGTCGCTTGCGTTCAGCTCGCGCAGACGTGCCTCAAGTTCCATCTTCGACATCGAAGTCTCAAACAAGCCCTTTCCGTATTGGTAGATTGAGCCATTCTTTTCCGTCCATCCCTCGTTGTCAAGTTGAGCAGTTTCCGAAAGCGGTGCCATAGCATCAGCCATAGGAACGGTGCGGTTCACCTTTTGGCGAACAGTCCAAGCGGGATTCTTCTTCAGGTCGCCAAGGTCAATGTCATACTCATTGCCCTCAACCGTGAAATGCTCTTGCCAAAAGAAAGAATTGCTGTCAATCTCAATCGTGTTGTCAATCAACGTCTGCAAGAAATTTGCACTAGTACCCTCGGCAAAGCCGCGTTGATACAGCTTTTCGATAGCCTCATCAGGTGTCCATTGATATTTATATGCGTTTGCCATATTTCTTTACTTTAAAGTGATTATTAAATCCAAAAGATACCGTCAATATACGAACGATTCTTTTTCAACACATACTCGGGCAGCGGTTGCATACGGGCAATCCATGCTTGCTTATTGTACACAGTGCTAATCGAATAATTGGCATTTGTGATTCCATAACCATCGGTAGGCATCAGGTCACGGTCTGCCTCAATAAACGTGTTCGGATTGGGAACAAGAACAAATGCTTTAGCTTGTGCGGCAGTTCCAGCGGCTTCAACCAAAATAACATCAGTAGACCCTTCATTCAAACCGAGACTAGTATCAAGTGTAATCTTAAACGTATCGCCATTAGCTGTGCTAACAAACTCAACATTCAAAACCTTTGCGGACTGACCAGACGTTCCAGCATCCGTAGGCGCAACCATAAGCAGCATGCCAACTTCAGGGGCATCTCCATATCCGTCGGCCTTAACATGCACAACCTTATCGCCGTCACTGTTAACGACAGCAAAAGAGCGGAAAATCAGGCAACCACTGCCGGGCGTGTATTGTACAAGCTGGGCAGCATACAGGTGGTCAAAACCTTTCTTCGGGTTGAGAATCGTGCCACCAAGCAGCACATTGCCACGCATCTCACCGTTGCTATCTTTCACCCAAACAAACTTGCCACCACGAACTTTCTTTGAACTTTCGTAGAAATAAGCCAAATTTGTAACCATAGTTTTTCTTTTTTATTACTTAAATTTTAATTTTCGGAATCGAACCAAGATATTCCTCATCACGCTTGGCAGACACTGTAGGCGACAATGGTTTGATGTTACCAATACTGTCTTTGAAAATGTCTTGAAATCGAGCAGTCAATTTCTTTGCTTGTGCCTCGCTTTCATCGTCCAGCGAAATCGAAAAATCCGCGGCATACTTTTCCAACGTGCTGTGCAAATCTTGTCGAACACTTTTCTTTGCCAGAGCAAGAACCTCGTTGAACTTTTCATTTCTTTTTTGCTCATTCTTGAACTTTTCCAATTCCTCTAGTTGTTTTTTGATGTCATCGCTCAAACCACCATCAGGAGTTTGGTCGGGTTCACTGGCTGGCTTTTTTTTCGTCAACTCTTCGATTTGTTTCTTGTATTCGCTTTCTTTCGCGTCAAATGCCTTTACCTTTGCAGTAATCCCCTTTGATGTTGCGCTGAATGCAGTGTTCAAATTGAATTGCAAATCAGCAATAATAGCATCATCATTGATGTCACCGTCTGGGTTGCGCTTGACAAAAAAATCTGCAAATTGAGATTTAAACTCATCAGTCAGAGTTTCCGTGGTGTAACTTTTCTCGTTACAATAGTCGTTTACTTTCTGTAAAACTTCATCTTTATTCATAGTTTTCTACTATTTTTGGATTTTCGACAACAAAAGTAATAACAACCACAAAACACACAAAACAAGTTATTTAGGCTTTTATTTTTTAATATACCAAAATACAATTTATAAAGTTTTTACACAATTTATATATGATAATACAAGTAATTTTGTAGCGAACAAAATAAAATGTATGCAACAAAAGGATGTAATATTAAAACCGCTAGAGGATGGTAACCAGAAATATGCCATTCGTTCAAATGCTGATATTGTTTGCTTTACTGGCGGCACTGGCGGCGGGAAGAGTTATGCCCTTTATTATGCACCTATTGAGTATTTGTCAACGAACGATAATGCAAAAATCATTTGCTTTATGCGCAATGTGTCTGATTTTTGGGGCGCAGGAAAAGTAAATGACACGTTGAAAAAGATGTATCCATTGATTGATAGGTCTGTCAAGAAACAACCACATGACCCTATCGGTGAAATCATCCGAAATCAAGTTGATATGGGTATGAAACTTTACAACGGCAGTGAAATCAAATTCCAGCAGCTGGACAACGAGAATCCGATTGTGATTGATAAAATCGCAAAAGGTCTACAGGCAAAGAAACTTATCTTTGACGAATGTAATAAGTTTAGCTGGCGAACAATCACAGCATTTATGCCACGTTTGCGTGCAGATTCAAGTGGCAAAGCACAGATATTCTTGGCACAGAACCCAGAAAGAAAGTGTTTTATGCGCAAACTTTGTGGCAAGGGCGAACATGGTGGAGGTTGGATTAATGATGATGGCACTGTAGACAAGTCAATGGACGGTGTTGTCATGTATTTCAATATGCAGGAGGGCGACTTGGAAAAGACTTATTTTGGGCGAACCAAAAGGGAGGTGTACGAAAAATGCAAAGACCACATTGATTCGCTTGTTGCACAAGACCCAACCCTAACCCCCGATGACTTTATCCTTTCAATGGTGTTTTACACATTTAGTGTGAAAGACAACAAGAGGATGCTTTCAAAAAATGCTCGCTATCGTGGCTTTGCCGCCAACTCATCAACTGCTGCATCTGCATATTCGGAAAATTGGAATCATTCGATTGAAGATGAAGAATTGGATGTTGAGGAATCAGCAAATATTCAAGTCACACATCGTGACATCGAAAGAATGTTTGTAGCAGTCCCGAAACCACATAATTCTGAACTGATAAAACGTCTTATGACTGTTGATATGGCCACAAGTGGTTTTGATAATCTGGTTATCAAGTATTGGGAATTGTGGTCGCATTACGGATATATATGCCGTGATATATACTATTCAGTCAAGAATACAAATCTTGAGGCTGTAAGGATGATTATGGCTTTCCGTGACAAGCATGGACTGAACGACAAGGATATGATTCTTGACACGCAAGGATTTCAGTTTTTGGGAGAATGTTTTCCTAGTTGTCGTGCATTTACTGGTGCAGCGCACACGTCAAACAAGGGGAAAAACCAATTCCGAGCTATGAAAGACGAAAGTGCGCATATCGCAATGCAGATGATTAAAAGCGGCTTGATTCACTACGAACCAAGCCTTGCTGATATGCGATATACACACCAAAATATGAAACGTGATGGTGCTACAACGATATTGCGACATTTGAAATTCGAAAGTGTTATTTTTCAATTCGACAAAACGCCTAACGGGAAAATAATTGTGATTGACAAGCAAGACCAAAAAAGACTAATCAAGGGGATGTCGCCAGACTTGACTGACAATATAATTATGCTTTGCGGTGCGACTTGCTATGATTGTTACAGAATATTAAGTTCTGATGCAGGGGCGATGCGAAAACGAATGAATATAGATGACATTGTTGATGTGTTTAATTTCAATGATGAAAACAATATTCAACAACCATACGAAAGAAAGAAATTCAAAATACATCAATCAGATAAAATTTTAAATATAATTAGTTCATTATGATTAGACAGCACGATATAAATTGGTTTTTGCAAGAACCCACACGATTGATGCTTATGAAACCGTTTACTAGGGGTGGCAATATGTTGTCGCATGGCTACGAAGCATCAAAGATTCAGAATAATTCTTTGATAAACACTGGGTTTGCTAACCTAGAACTTACACCTATTTCGCAAGATACATACATCACAGAATACAGACCAGACCTGCACCATATCATCTTAAACAAGGCGATACCGCACATCAAGGTTTATATCGACGGCGTGCCATTACCATTCACGGAAATTACACAAACAGCATCATTCCAAAAGCTGATACATTCTGCCCATGTAAGAAATCTTACTGCAAACCCGCTTGAATTTACATTGTGCGGCGAAAAAGCGACAGATGGTGCAAAGGGGGCTTTCAGTGCAATCAAGGAAGAATGGTTGTGGCGAGGGCTTGAATGGGATAAGTATCAATCTATCAACATTTGCAAGCAATTAGGTAATGTTGGTACATTGTTTATGTACGATTCAAAGGCAAATAGATACAGTGTAAAAACATACTCATACGAGGACGGTTATCAAATTGTGCCGAACTATGATGAATATGGTGTTGAAGTCGCAAGGTCACTTGTGTATCAAGTTGACGGCATGGTTGTGATTGACACCTACGATGATAAAAGACACTACCATACTGTCCAAACTGCAAATGGCTGGGAAACACAAAGTGAACTGCATGGCTTTTCAAGATGTCCACTATTGCACAAACGTGGCAAGGTGGCATGGGAATACGCCCAAAGTTCCATTGAAATGTGGGAGTTGATGGCTAACATTAATGCCATTGCTCTAAAGCGATTCGGTACATTTGCACTTGTCCTTATCGGCTATATGGATAGCGAATCCTTTAAACGTGATTCATCATCATTGGTCATCAATCTGTCAAGCGACACGACAAACGGCAGACAAGATGCAAAGGTTCTGGAATTTCCTGAACCACAGACAATGGATGCTTACTTGAAAACACTAGAGGAAAAGATTTCATTGTTCAGTTCAACATCATTCATCACACCAAAGGATATTACTACAAGCAATAGTGGTGGTAATGGCATTGCATTGGCTATGTCAAACGACTATTCATTGGCGACCCAAAGTGCTATGGATTGGCAAAAGTTTGTCAATGAAATGGTATATTTGCACCAAGAGGGACTTGACCTTGAAACGAATGGTATATATCATTATGCAGACCTGAAAATCGGTGCTAAAATCAATCCTTGGTCGCTTGAAACAAACAACACAAAGATTACAAACTTGGCAATGGAGGCACCGTATCTGTCAACACAAACAATCATTGAGAAATGCCCAGATGCAGCACCAGATGAAATTGACCGTGTAGTTAGCGAACGCGGCGCTTTGGCTAGCAGGAATGATGCGGCAATTAATGCAAATGCACAAAAAGCACACAATATTGCAATCAATCGAAACGACACGATTATTGACAATATGACTAAAGTTGTCGATGTTCAACCAGTAAGTATTAATTCGTGATGGAACAAGGGATAATCATAGATTGGGGTACAGTAATAGTAAGCATCGTAACGCTATTGCTTGGCGGTAGTATCGGATGGTTATTTACCATTCGTGCGATGCGCAGGAAAGCAGATGGCGAGGCGCAACAAGTTGTAGCCGATTCTTGGAAAAGTGTGCAAGATGTGTACCAACAAACAATAGCAGATTTGAATGGGTATTGCGAGGACATCAGGAAAGATAGAAACCAATTGCGCGCCGACCGTGACCAGCATCGTGAGGAAAATGCACGATTAAGGGAAAAGTACATTGATATGGAAGAGCAGATTATGGAACTCAAAAAGATAGTCGCACGGCAAGGACGAAAGATAGAGGCGATAACACCTTTCCTTTGCGGCGTTGTTGGCTGCGTTACACGTTCAAAGGTTGAGATTATGGAAGATGTTGACGTTCCTAGCGAAATTCAAAACGAACAGCAAACAGAAAGTGAGGCATGACTGGATTGAACGTAACATTCAAAATATACAACGGCGACAATGAGCCGTTCCATAATCTTGAACTAAAAAAGGCGACATACGATAGTGTGGTCATGTCTTTGGGGGATAAGATTAGCGGCGATGTGTATTATAAAGACAATTCGCTGTCTTGCACAATGCACGAATATATCGTGTACAATGGTGTTCAGTACAATCTTGTGAACCAACCGACAATTGTGCGGGAGGGGATGGTTAGTGACAATGGCGACTTGAAAGGAATGACAAAGTACTCGTTTGAGTTCTACCACCCGATGCACATGTTGTCTAATTTCCCATTCACAGATGTCGCTGTAAGCAATGATGAATTGTTATATAAGTCACAGGACAAGGTATTTTCTTGGGTCGGATATTTACAAGACTATATAAACAAGTTAAACAAGAACCTGCAAGAAACGCAATGGATTTGCGATTTAAGCCCTTTGACGCAAGAGAGCACGTTAAAGAAATTCAGCGATGTACTTACTTTCGACAACAACACGATTGCAGACGCATTAAAGACTGCATTTGATACTTGGGGAGTTCCCTTTGTCATTGATGTTATATCAGTCACAGATGAACGGTATGCGCAAGGAAAACGATTCTTGATACATTTTGGAGAACCGTCAAATGAAATTTACGAAAGCGAAGATGCAAAAGAGGCTAGCACACCATTCGTGTTCAAGTTCGGGCAAGGTGTAGGATTAAAGAACAATAGTGCAACACCGAAGAACAACAAAATCATCACACGAATTGCAGGCTATGGCAGCGAAAGAAATATACCTTTCGGCTATCCGCAAATTGTTTGGGATGAAAATGGTGATGAAAGCGAATTGCAATATCCTTTGTATGATGGCATAGTTGGCGGTAGGTGGGTCAAGCTAATTAAGCATCCATTCACAAGAAACCACCTAATGCCAACAATCTATGCTGAAACTGTTGCAAGAAAGGTCAATCCAATGGATGCTCACTACGACCCGAATACAACCATTATTGACTATCACGATGCACTAGACCAAAGCATTTATCAGCATACAATTAATCCAAATTCGCCGTCATACGAATCGCATGAATTTGAAGATATATTTCCCGAACTGGGCGTAAAGAACATAGTTGCAGTCCAGCCTATCAATGACGATATGACTGATGCACAAGATTGGGATGATTCTGTTGATGACCAAGGGAACTACAAGCAAGGGTATTTTAAGCTGACATTGCCTGTTCTTGATTTTGACTTGTATGCCTGTGCTGCAATCACAGAGGAAATGCAAATCAATATGCGCACTGGTGCTTGCATTGGCTGTACGTTTACAATACAAGTGGATTGGGAAGATTATAAGAAGAATTTCTACGATGCAGACAATAACTTCAGTCCAGATGGTAGCCAACGTGATTTAACAAAATATCCGAAAAGCCAAAACGGTCAGATAATTGTTATCTGCCAAAAGGACACAAACACATTTGGCACGCTGATGCCAAACATATTCCAAAAGCCAAAAGGCACTATCGCAGGAGAATATGAAGGTGACGAGTTTGTTGTTCTTGGCATTTCTTTGCCCGAAAGTCACATTATAAATGCGCAATATAGGCTTGATGCAGCAATGGATGAGTATATGTTGGAAAACAACGTGTACTACTTTGACTACCCGTTGAAATTTGACGAACATTTCCTTGCGACACACACCTATGTACTCAATCAAATAAAGAACAACACTATTGTCAGATTTGAGTTTAAGGGGGAAATTATACCGTTGTATGTAAAGCAAATCACAATTAAATATGGTGAATCACCGCTACCGCAATACACAATCACCTTGACTGATGATGTTGATATTGTTCTGAATCAAATCGGTCAAGTAACAGATGATGTGAGCAAGATGCGTGTGCAAATATCATCATTGCAATCATATTGGTATCGTAGTGGTGCTGGTGGCAGTGGAACAGATAATACAAAACTATCGAAAGTTGTAGATGATACAGCTAGCGGTGTAATAACGTTCTTGCAAGGATTGCTGGCAGGTAATTGGGTTGAGGATTCTAGTGGTGCTGCCATTCATCAAAACAATGACGGAAACTGGGTGATTGAGGCTGATTATTTCAATGTTCGTAAAAAGCTGCAAGCTAACGAGGTTGAAATAATGCACAGTTCACATATTGGCGGTCGCCTAATTGCCACCGCAGGTTCTATGGTTGTTACGAAAGTGCAATACATAGACAATTATCAAACAATAGTGTATTCAAACATTTGGAATGGCTCTTGCTATAAATGCTGGTTCAACACAACAGATAGTGATGGGAATGTTATCTACAATACATTTAAGGTTGGCGACCTAGCATATTGCGAAACTTTTAATTTAACAACAAGTAGCGACGGATTGACAAACCACAGCACAGGCAATCACTTCTATTGGCGAAAGGTTGTAGAAACTGGCAGTGATTATATCATTCTGTCAAATGTATTTGGTGAATATGCGGCAGAAAGTGACTACCCTTATGTTGGCGACCATATTACGTTGTTAGGCAGTCAAGCATACATAGGTTCAGCAGGAACGCAACCGATAGGTGAAGGCGAACAAGGTGTTCCAGCTGGTGTTGATTCTTACGAAATTGACACAAGCAGACAGAATGCAATTATAATGGCTGGTGCTGGTGCTGGCAATCCATATATCCGTGTTTATAAAGGGATTGATACTTTTGTCTTACCAAATCCTGTTGTGCAAATATCACCAAGCGGTTCGTGGATTACTGTAACTGACAATAACGGAAATGATGTAAAAATAACAGACCTTATTGATAGTCTGCAAGACCAAGTTGACCAAGTAAAAGAACAGGATGACAAGCAAATTGTTCTTTGGTTTGGGAACGAAACACCGACATTAAATAATGCCCCTGCTGTTAATTGGGAAACAGAGCAAATTCGGCACGAACACGCAAATGACATCTACTACAATCGTGATGCAGGATTGGCTTATTCGTTTATTGAAACAATAACAGAAAATATTGCAAGCTATTCTTGGGATTTACTCACAGACCAAGACGTGTTGCGCTCGCTTGAACTTGCAGCAAAAGCGCAAGATACCGCAGATGGGAAAAGGCGTGTATTTGTTGCACGACCCACACAAGCACAGGCATACGACATTGGCGATTTGTGGGTTAATGCAACTTTCCCGACCGAAATAAGCGATGGCGAAAGCACATTTGGCGATTCGACTGGAACTATACACACAATCGAAAATCCGCTATACAACAACGACATCCTGCGTTGTGTTGTCGCTAAAAGCGAGGGGGATGCATTTAATATTTCCCATTGGCAACCAGTACAAGAATTCACTACAAGTCGGATAGTTCAAAACTCCAACCAAATCAAACTTGAAGTACAGCAAGGGATGGAAACTACTGGTATTAACATCACAACAGGGAAGATTGAACTGAATGCAGCAAACACAGTCGTTTCAAATACATTGTCTGTAGCTAGATTGGAAACACACCCAGACACAAGCGTTGATGCTACGAATAAAGCAAAAGTTCAAATCAGTGGCAGTACAATGAACGTGTTTGGCGCGACTGGAATCATGAACATACAATTTGGTGTTGATGATGACGGATATGCTGTATTGAAATACTACGACAATGATGGATTCCTTTTGTATGACCTTGGGCCGCACGGGATTAGAACTTTAGATATTAGTTCTGAAGGCTTTGATTACGATGATTTGTATGTGGTGACACAAGAAGGGGCAAACGACACAAGTGACACATTGGCCACACTAGGCAGGTATCATCCTAAAAAGATAGCGACAGTTGTTTCGGCCGGCACGATTGCGGATAATAATGATGCAATTGCAGCAGAGGCTAGTGGCAAATGGTTTACGACAACAACGTATGGTGCTGAAATTTCAACAATAGTCGCTAATGGTGCTCTTGATACATCAATATTAGCAAACGGAACATATAGGTGGACAAACGAAATATTTTCAATGTCAAACCTTGAATTATATGGTAATAGTGTCAGCGATGCAAAAGCGGATTTAATTCTTCAAACAGGAATATCACAAGCACAAGCAGATGCTTTTGATTGGGAGCTTAATACTTCGCAGTCAAATTTTGTACTAAAACGTACTATATATTGGCGAGAATATACTAACTTTGTCGATGGTGTCGAACAACCACAACATATTACAGTATGGCAAACTGAAGAATATAATGAGAATTAATGGCAATCACAGGGAACATATCATTTAGAATTAGCCAAAGTGAATCTGATAATGGGCAAGCAAAAAGTGCGATTGTTCACAATATAAGCGGAACACTAACACAAAATAAGGTTCATCAAAAGTATATGGCTGAAATCATTGCACACGCATTATCAACCATTGGCATGGATATTGAAAATGAAAGATTTACTTATACATTCCCATTTAAACTAAACTAGGAAATGGATAATATAGAACAATTATACATACCTGATAAAGTCAAAGGCGACAAGTTGTCAGCGGTAGAATTTAATAAAGTGCCGTCAAAAATCAACGAAATCATTGATTGGCTTAACGCTTTTGATGAACATACTAGGCAATTAATTGTAGAGGCAATTTCACCGTACAATAATATCCGCGTGATGACCACACAAGAATACCTTGCACAATCAACTTGGGACACACGCGTTATTTATGCTTGCGTTGACAATGGCGAATTGACTAGTGTGAATCTAGGGCTTTTTACGATAGCGACAAAACAAGGGCAAGCAATTGTTAAAGGTTTTCCGTATTCATTGCCTATTATTCTTTAACTATATATAGTTTATTGATTTATGACAAACATTAATGATTTATTAAACAAGATTGAAAACGAGGGCAAAACACCGTCAGGGCGTGTTTCCGCAGAAGAGTTCAATCGTCTTGTCACTGCTGTGGGAGAAAACCAAGGGGCTGTACATAAGGTGACGATTGACAATGTGGAGTTCACGCCAGATGATGACGGCAATGTAACCCTTGTTATCGACCAAGGTGACATCACATACAGCCTTGTGCTAGAGTTTCAAAGCGCACCACAAGTACTACAAAGAAGTACAGATGTTAGTGTGAATGTCCGCGTCAAGTCTAGCTACAAACGTGAGGGCATAACAACACCATTATCAGAAGTCGCAAGGGTTGTCATCAAAACTAGAACAAGCATTGATGGCGCATGGGTGAATGCTACGACTGTGGCAATAGGCACAAATTCAGAAAGCTACACTACAATCCCTTTGAAAAATTACTTGAATATTGGCACAAATTATGTGCAATTCCAAGCAATCAGCGACAATACTAGGGATGTTGTGAATGAGTTTGAATTAAACGTTGTCAACCTTTCGCTTTCACCGAACAATGCATTTGAAAGGCCATTCACGGACACATTGACATTGAACTACTTGATTAGTGGTTCTTATCCAAAGCAAATGCAATTCCAATTTGGTAGTGGAAATGGCAGCTACTTTACCCCTGTGTTTTCGTATTTGACCGACAATAGGCTTATTGTTAATCTTGACAGTAGTTCCTATATGGAAAGCGGCCGTGATTTCCAATTTACGGATGCTGATATTCTAGAAACAATGTTGGCGGAGGGCGTACACACGGTTAAAGCGAGGTTGTATATTAGCGAAGATGTCAATACCGATTGGGTGGAAACTCAATATGTTGTCGCAGGTCAAATTCCTTATGTGTCACTGAATAACATTTCGCCTAATTTGACAAACTGGACTGATGTCCATTTCTTTAATTGGGCTACGACGCAAAACATTGCCGTTGTGTTCAGATTAACAAATGAGGAGGATACATTGACCTATGCGACGTGGAACTTTGATGCTGCCGCAGAAACTAGCTATGATTTCTCAACCCAACTTGGCATTGAATTACAGGATGCAAGTGTTACGCAATTTTACGGCATCATGCATATTGAGGATATTAACGGCAATGCGCTAGCTGATAATGTCGTGTTTAATATTGCGAACAGTGCAGCTTTTGTCCCGACAAGTGGTGCTGACTTTATTATTACGCCAGCGAATAGAAACAATAGCGAAACAAATCCAGCTAGGGTTATAAATAATGCTACTGGAAGTGTTGTCAGTGCAACGTTCACAAACTTCGGTTTCTTGACAGACGGGTGGATGCCTGTCAACAAAGATGTGAATGCAATTTCGTCGAATGCAGAAACAATCCGAGCATTACATATTCCCAGTGGGCGAAAGTTGGATATTGATTACAATCCATTTGTTGATTTCACAAGCGGCAACAACACTGGCTTGAATATGACTCTTGAATTTGATTACAGGACAAGCAATATCCTTGATGAAAACGACCCCATTATTCGCATTGGCACAACGGCTAATGACGGCAATGTTTGGGGATTTGAAATGCTGCCAACAAAGGCATATATGTTGACAGAAAATGAACGCAATGTCGCTGACCAAGATGTTGATTGGGCAGAAGATACCAGAATGCACTTGGCTGTCAATGTTATATATGGTTTGCGTAATGCTGCGTATGATGAACGAATCAATCTTATCCGAATATTCTTAAACGGTGTGATTGAGCGGGAATTTACATATAATTCGGATGACAGATTTACAGCTGCGAGTGGTGTGCATATCGTGTTTGGCAACAATACCAGCGACCTTGATATTTTTGGTGTTCGTTCTTATCGTAAGGCTTTGTCTGTTGATGATGTTATGCGTGACTATCGTTCATCATTAAGCACGTCAAATGAAAAGATTGCTTTCTTGGAGGCAAATGACATTACAGAGGGCGGTGCGATTGATTTTGTGAAATGCCAAGGCAAATACAACATAATCGGTTTTACTGGGCCGACATTGCCACAATATATCAACGGGAACAACGAAACTGTCCATGGTGACTTGTATATCAATATCGTTGGCGACCCTGACCATAGCGGCACTTTGACAAATCTTGATGTAAAAGGTCAAGGTACAACAGCTATGACCTATTTCTTTTGGAATCAGCAATACAAGATTACAGACACAACACAACACCTAGACTTGCAAGGGAACACTAGGTCTGGAATGCTTGGCAAGGGATATGCGATTAAAGATGGTGAGGCACTTGCAAAGAAACTTGTAGGCAAGATTAACTTTGCATCGTCAATGCAGTCACACAAACTTGGCTTGACTTGGATTTACACAGACTTGTTCAAGCAAGTGATTTCAAATGACAATCTTCCCAGTCAAATCAAACGACAATCAAATGCACGCCTTGCGGTCTATGAAAAGCCGTTCTTGTTCTTTTGGCGCACAAGTGAAAATAGCCCGTGGGTATTCAAGAACTTAATGACATTCGGCGCTGGCAAAGGTGACAAGCCAACATTTGGTTTTAGTTCAAGTGCAACACCTGATATGATGATGGTCGAGGGTGCAGACAACGACAGACCTTTGGCTTTATTCGCCATGCCATGGAATGATGATGTCGTGTACAATACATCGTCAGAGGCTTGGATGTACAACAATCAAAAACAATTAAACTTTGGCTTTGGCTCAACGACAAAGGTTAATGGCGAGGAGGTGCCGTCAAGTGAAAATGCAATCAATGCAATGAAAGCATTTTTTAACTTTGTCTATACGCATCATTCTGGAATTAACTATTTCAATGGCACATTTTCTGAATTAAAGCGCAGCACAAGCGTTTCCCGCAGCAAGCTGTATTGGGTAACACAGGCCGAAAATGGTTCAAATATCTATGACTTGTATAGGTATGATGCTCTTGCAGCTACTTGGGTGAATGCAGGTGTTGACGGTGACACATTGAATATGCGTTCACAGTATGTCGCTTTTTGTTCGGACACTGGCGATACATCTAGGTCATTCGACGGCTTACTTGCAGCTAGTATTAATGAAATTTTCGCTGACGAAAGGCGCAAGCATTTCAAGCTAAATGCAAGCAACTATTTCCATGTGGATGACGCGCTTTACCATTCTTGCTTTGTCAAGTTCTTTGCGGCGACAGACAATAGAGCAAAGAACACCTATTACTACACTGACCCTGAAACATTAAAGATTCGTTGGATGCAGGATGACCTTGATACCGTTATAAAAACGAACAATGTCGGTCAAAACCGCAAGCCATATTATGTAGAAGAACACGACTTGAATGCCGCTGGTGAATACTATTGGCAAGGAGAGGCAAGCGGTTTCTACAACTTGTTGGAGGAGGCATTTGAGGTTGAAATGACAACCATGATGCGCAGGATGCTGTCAGGTATGGCGGCGATAGGCGGCAGTGTGATTGGGTTCTTGGAGCAATATCTGTTATACACACAGGACTATTTCCCCGCCATTGCGTACAACGAGCAAGCCAGCAAGGTGTATGAAACATCGGCAATCGCACAAGAGGCTGGTGTATACACCAATAGTTCTGCACGGGCAATCAGTCAGTCATGCGGCAGTCAACGATGGTCTGAATATCAATGGCTGGTTGACAGAATTATGTACATCAGTTCTTGGTGTGAATATGGAGAATTTGCGGCAAGTTCAAGTGCGCCCAATGCGCTTGGCTGGCGTGCAAGCGGCAAGGCTACTGGCACAAACTACAACTTTGTTCTTACGCCTGCTAAATGGCTTTATCCTAGAGTTGGCTTTGGTGAATCAAATGTCGCACCTACAGCCATCGTTGCTGGCAAAGAAAGCCGTGTGCGTGTGCCTGCTGGACAGACATTTGCATTCCCTACTATTTCTCTTGACACCGACTCTACTTTGTCAATCAAGGGCATTAATTACTATCTTGATATTGGCGACATGAACGTTGGTTTGTCAAGTTCACAGGGAACGTTTACTTTCGCTGGTCGAAAGTTGCAGCAAATCAATGTGAATCCTACTGGCGCAAACGACAATGAATTTCTTGCAACAAACATCATCATAAGCAATGCCACAAATATCAAGACAATTAAAATCCGTGGTGTGAACACTTTGGCTGGTGCTATTGACCTGTCAAGATGTTCTAGACTTGAATCCATTGATTTGCGTGGAACTACCGCTACTGGTGTAAGTTTTCCAGCAAGCAATGCACTCACTGATGCCCTTATGCCAGCGACATTGACCACAATAAGCATAACGCAACAGCCCAACCTTTCTAACTTTTCCATCGAATCGTCTACAACTAGTGCAAGTGGTACGACATATATTGGTGGTGAATTGCTTACACGAATCACTGTGCTTGACAACACTGTGCTTGACACCTATAATAATATTGTTGGTTTTGCTATAAACGCAAACGCCAATCTGCAAATTGTCAATATTAACAATATTGATTGGGCATTGACTAATACTACAATACTGGAAATGCTTGCCGACATTGATAGCACATTGAAAGGTGTTATAGACATCGCAGGAACAAACAAGGTCACATTTGCAGCCAAGCGGAAATTCTACGAAAAGTGGGGCGAAATTGATGATTCTGCAAATGATTTGTATATTACATACGCAAAAGTAGCTTTAAGCGATTTTGAAATATCTGGCAATGACTATCTTGGTGAAGCACCAAAAGATTATATTATGGATGCCTATCCGACAAATCAGTATGCCAATAATTTCAAAAACATTAAGTGGTCACTTTCCGCAAATCTATATGCTACTGTCGATGAAAATACTGGTGTTGTCCATGTGACATCGCTTGGAACTGAAGAACTCGCACCTACTGCAACTTTGACTTGCACAATCACTTTGTTGGATAACAGTACAATCACAAAGTCAAAGCCAATAGGATTCTATCTGCGTTCTGCGCATCTTGGTGACTATGTGTATTATGACGGTACCTATAGTGATATTTATGACAGGAGAAAAACAGTGGTAGGTATTTGTTTTTATATTGATAATGAATTTCCAGAATGCAGAATGATGTTGCACCCTGTACCAATTACTGCAATTGTTGGTAGATGGGGGCTAGATAATACTAATGATGGTATTCAAAACATAGCACTTGCTGACAATCCAACGTACGATGTGTATAATACTCCACTGATAGATTATGGAACAAGTACGTTTTACATAAATAATAGCACAATGAGAAATCAAGATAATACTGATTTTAAAGACATTCCAATAACTCAAAATGGAGGTGACATTGGTGTTGTAACACTTGAACAAGATTTAATGGGCAAAAGGGCTGGCGAACAAATATTTTGGGGGCAATACAACACTCTTTTGATAATCAAACATCGTAATACAATATTAAATGATAGCGCAATAAATCTTCCCATTCCAAGTGAAATTAAAAATGAACAAGGGAGAATTGTTAAAACTGAAGTTGATGATTTGATTGATAAAATGGCAGCCATTGCTAGCGAAAACGAGTCAAAATATGAGGCTTTTTACTATCCATTAGTATCCTATGCTTATGCTTTTGAACCAAATGTTTCTTCCAAAGAAACGTTAAATGATAAGTTTAAACGGCATAATTGGTGGATGTTATCACAAGGAGAAATGGCACGATTTATATGGTACTATTGTCAAGGATTCGACATCTCAACGAATGAAAATGCAATTTTTGCAGAAGCAAGAAGAACAGGTGTTTTTCCCGTTGTTAACACTCAAACGCAATATGCCACATCAAGTGAATCCAATCAGAATAATTTCAAGTTATGTAAATATCAAGCAAGATGGTCTAGCGACAATAATAATTTGAATATTAGCGGTATGGTGAATAAAATTTCAATGAGTAATATGTACCCATCAAGACAATTTGTCGCATGTTCGTTTTAAAATAAAACTATAAAACTATGGAAGAAAAATTAATAGACTATATGTCGCCAGACAAGGTGACAAAAAAACGCCATCTTGGTCAACCAATCTATATCATCAACTTTGACATAGAAGAAGTTATTGTTGATGAAGTAACGCAATATGCATACTACACTGTAGAATTGCCGCCTGCTGTGTGGGATTATGGCGTTATTGTAGACAAGATTATTACAACATATTATCCGAATGATAAGATGTGGGCAATCTTGAACAACTATATGCTAGACCAAAGCGACGAACAGAATCTGCAAGAATACAATGCCATGCAAGAAAGGCGTGCTTGGGCAAAGCAGACAGCCAAAGACTTGATGGCTTATGCGGAGGAAAACGGAATCATTGAGCATTCCGAAGAATAATAAATCTATTGTTTAACTTTTTAAATTAACTAAAATTATGAGAGAGTATTTTTGGAATTGCGTGATTAGCTTTGCAGCCTGTTTTCTGCTGGCATGTTTGACATTCCTTATTGGTCGTGATGGTGGTGCTGTTGCATCTGCGGTATGCGCTGGTGCTATCTATGGCATCATCATGTCGTTGTCCTACTGCTTTGGGAATTTCTTTAGTGATGACAACAAATTTAACAAGACTTGTCTGTTGGTGATGCTAATTAGCGGTGTTGTCGGCGGCGTTCTTGGTGGATTCCTTATCAATGTAGGATGATTCGTACCGACAAAGTACAACACTTTGCTATTTGTGCTATAGCGGCGATGTGCATGATGATTCTTATGCGAATCATTTGCACATTGCCCGCTGTGGCATTTGTTTCGGCCGCCATGTCATCAATAGCACTTGGTGTTGGGAAAGAATATGGTGACCACTGTAATCCTTATAGCAATTGGGATTGGTATGATTTGCTGGCAGACACAATCGGAGCATTGGTTGGTTCTGCCATTGGGTTGGTTCTTTGGGCTTAATTTACATTGCTATGAAATACTTTACAATATATGAATTGACAAAATCAAGCACGGCAGAAAGGCTGAATATAAACAACACGCCAAATTCATCAATCCGTGCTAATTTAATCGCTTTGATTGAAAAGGTGCTAGACCCATTGCGTGAAAAGTGGGGTATGCCGATTATTGTGACTAGCGGCTATCGCTGCGATGCGCTTAATCGTGCTGTTGGCGGAGCGACAAATAGCCAACATAGAAATGGCGAGGCAGCGGACATAAGAACCGTAAGCGATTCAAGGGAGGATAATATGAAACTCTTGAAATGCCTATTGCGTTCAGGTATCATCTTTGACCAAGTGATTTGTGAATATCCAGATGCGCAAGGTCGCCCAGATTGGATTCATGTTTCATTCAAGCGCAATGGTATGAACAGGAAAAGCAAGATAACTGCAAACAGGATTGGCGGGAAAACTTATTACACCAATGGAATCGTTGTCTAGATTTACCATAGTCGCATTTATCGTCATTGCGTTGCTGGGTTGCAAAACAAGACGCATTGTACAAGAAGTGCCGATAGAAATCCACGACACAACATATAGGTCAATCATACAAACAAGGATTGATACATTGTGGAAGATGGACTCTATTAGCATTATTGATACGATGTGGATTGATACCAGCACAATAGCAACACTAGGAATGCCAGTATTGCGCCATAATCGCACCACAAGCGCACTTTCAAACCAAGGTAAGGTAAGTAATACAAATAGGGTAGACACGTTCTTACAAGTCAAGGAAATCCCTAAAATTATAAAACAAAAAGAATATATAGAAGTTGAAAAGCCCTTATATTGGTGGCAAAAGGCATTGATGTGGATTGGCGGCATTTCTTTGGTCATTTTGTTCGCTATTTTTATCTATAAATTGAAATAATAATATTACTTTTGCATACACGTTCACTCTTAACAGAAAGGGGGTAAGATTTTTTTCATGACACATTAGTGCCACTTGTTCGGGAGAATAGGTGGCATTTATTATATACTTTGCAAGCATATTGGAAAGCAAATGGACTTGAAAAGGTACATTGTTTAAGTAGGTTTTAGGGGTAGTAAATTTGTCAAGCAATAAGTTGCAACGTATTGCGAAACTAATAAACTTATTTTGTTAAACTCTTAATCTACTTAAAATTATGGCAGAAATTTATCAATTGCCCGATAATGGTGGAAACAACAACGGAGTAAGCGGTATTCCGTTCTCTATCCCCATTGGCGGATTTGGCGGTAACGGCCTATTTGGTGGTAATGGTAATGGCTTTAACAGCATTGCTGACTTGTTTGGCCTTGCAATCATTGCATCTATGTTTGGATGGGGTGGCAATGGCTTTGGTGGAAACTGGGGCGGTGGCAATGGTGCTGCTGGATTCCTTGCCAATCAGATGAACAACGATAGCGGTCGTGAACTTATCATGAATGCTATCACGAACCAAGGCGAAGCATCACGCACGGCCATCCAGACTTTGAGTACGATGCTTGGTCAGGACTTTAACCTTGTCAATGCTGGCATTCAGAGCGCACAGAACACGCTGAACCAGATTGCAAACAATCAAGGCATGTCTACCTTGCAGATGATTAATGCCGTACAGGCTGGTGATGCTAACGTAATTAGCACATTGCAGAGTTGCTGCTGTCAGACACAGAAACAGATTATGGAACAAGGTTACCAGTCACAGATTGCAACCCTCAACCAGACCAACCAACTTGGCTCACAAGCAGACCGCAACACCAACTCTTTGCTGAATGCTATCAACGCACAGACCGTTGCTATGAACGACCAGTTCTGCGCAGCCCGTGAACGTGATATGCAGGCCAAGATTGACACGCAGGCCGACATCATTACCCAACTCCGAGGTCAGATTGACAACGCCAATCAAACCGCTCAGATTACGGGTTATGTTAATTCCCTGATTGCTCCATTGCAGGCAAAGGTTACGGAGATTGCCGATAAGCAACTTCCGACTGTACCAGTTCAATGGCCACAGATTCAGGCTGTGAATACCACACCTTACTTGGGTGGTTTCAATGGCTTCTACGGCAACGGTTTCGGTGGCAACGTAGTATTTTAATAATTAGCGGATAGGAGGTAAAAGTATGAATTGTTGTTCATGTAATGTCACAACGAATGCAGGTGGTGTTCCGTATATTAGTAATACAAATGTGACCGTTGGAACAGATGCAGTTGATATTGCACTTGGTTTTAGACGCATTCAACCAATAGGCTATTTTACTGTTAGGATGGCAAATGCGATACCTGCCGATGCAACGACAACATTGCCAGTAACATTAACAATGAATGGTACTACAAGAGCACTCACATTGCCAAATGGAACTGCTGCAACCGTTGCAGACTTGGCGGACACAAATGTATTCTTGGTGTTCAATGACCGTTTTAATGGCATTCTTGCATTGATGTCTAGAACCATTGTGTAAATCAACTAACAAAGTAAATCATCATTTAAAAATAAACAACTATGGATTTTAATAGTCTTGGTAACGGCAATCCGTTTTATGTATTGCGAAAAGGCGAAAAGCCAATTCTGGAAATTGGCGTTGTGAAATCAAAAACACAACCAAGGGCAGAATTTCCTACGCAGACACCAAACATAATGGTTGGTGTGCAAATGCAGCAAGTGATAGATATTGTCGCAACCATCAATGGTCGTGACGAAACATTCACAAACCTGCCTGTGAATATTGAGATTGCCGCTAGGGGCAATAATACGTTTAGTGGAAGCAGGGAGGCAATGTTGCAAGCTGTTGATGCGATGTTGCAAACATCAAAGAAAGCGATTGAGCAAATTCCATATCACAAGTCGGTGATTGCTGAAAGCGAAAAGATGCTTGAAACACTAAATCCGCGATATGCAGAGGAAAAGAAACAAGCTAGAACCATTAAAGCATTAGAAGAAAGACAGAGTGCTACAGATGCGAAATTGGACAGCATTCTTTCTATCTTGCAAAAACTTGATTCGCCGACACCAAGTTCTATTTAATAATCCACTAAAAAAACAACTACAACTATGGGATGGATTTTTGTTGACAAAGACAGCGAACAAAGTCAGATGCGCCAGCAAATGCGTCGCAATATGCGTGGTGGCGGTAGCTATCGTGACGGTGGCAATTATCGTGATGAATACGAGCGTGGCTATCGTCAGGGCTATAAGCACGGCTGGGAGGACTACGAAATGGACGATGAGGAGAACTATCGTCGCCAGCGTGACAGCCGTGGGCGTTTTGTGTAATTAGATTTTGTTGTTTCCAAGGTTGGGTGGTTCTTTGTAATCACCCAACATTTTTAAATTAAATCAAAGATATGAAATACTATATTTCCGAAGGTGAAGCGATGTATATGGACGAGAATCACGGCTTATTCAGCAAACGATTGGCAGAATGGGCTATCAGTAATATGGAAATGAAAGACCCGTCCACACACGAAATGAAATCGATTAAAGCACCGACAATCGAAGAAACAAAGGACTTGCTAGAGAAAAACAAGATAGAATTGCCGCAAGAGTTCTTATACACTGCATGGTATTTATACGCAATGGCAATGGCTGACTATCCAAAGACACTGAAAACAGAAGAACAAAAGGCAACGTTCATAGAGGAAACGCTTTGTGACCCTGACGGTATGCCTGAAAATGTTCTTGCTTGTTTTGTGGCCAAAATGTGTAATGCAGAAATTCCTATCTTTTGGGAAAAATATCTATAGCCTATGACAACGAAATACATCGACGTTGGTGATGGCAAGTGGGGAATTTTGCTATGCTACGACTATTATCTGTTGGATTATGATGATATGTGGGCGATAATGCGTGCATTCGGAATGTCAAACCAAAAGTCAAACGAGGCACTAAAAGTTTTAGGCGGCTTGAATAGCGGTATGACAATTTCCAACGATTCGATTAGGATGTCTGCCGTGTTCATAAGTGACACAACAAGCGAAAGCGAATGGTGGAACACCTTGAATCACGAATTATTGCACGTTGTCACAGCGATAATAGATTATTATGGCGAACCATATTATGGCGAACCAGCTGCGTATCTGCAAGGACACTTGATGAAAAAGATTGTTGAAAAAGTTGGTTCGCCTTGCAAATAAGGCATTTTAAGCGACTTTTATTCACTGAATGTGCAATTACTCACCTTGACAAAGAAATAGCCGTACAAAGCAAAAGAAATGCTTATACGGCTATCCTACAACAATAGCAACAGTAACAATCTTAAAGTTTACTTATTTCAGGGTAGAATCTATCATCATCGTCAGACCAAATATATTTCTGCCCACAATGTTCGCAAATGCATGATAAGCCCTTGTATGCACTGATTTCGTGATTGCAATTATTACACATTGCATTATATGGTTCATGCACTTGTATGAAATGTCGCTGGAAATCCGTAGAACTTGCATCATCTGGCAAATACGGTTGGTACATACGCAAAAGGTCAACAAGTTCTTTAACCGATGCGCCTGATGGGTCATCAATTCGGTCACGCAAGAATGACGCAAGCACCTTTTTGACATCACTGCTTGTAAGTTCTATGTCATCCAAATGCAATGCTGCATCTTGTATCGCTTTTTTGTTCCTGTATTCAAGCTCTTCTTTCAGTTTGACAATGTGTTGTTGTTGCAATAATGATGATGACAACTTTGCACAGTTGTTGAAAAAATCCTTTTCGCTTTCCGTATCTTTAACCCTTTGGTATTCGTCTTGGGAAAAAGATAAGGCATAGGCTATAGTCGGTCGTTCGCCTATTACAACAAGTAATGTAAAGACATATTCTTGTTGGGTGAAAAACACACCACGGGCATTGAGTGTGGACTCTATATCTCGGAATTGCATCATAGGTTCTTTCGTCTTGCGTATTCACACAACAATGTTGCGTCAACCTTGTTATCGTCAATATTCTTTGCCCTTTCGCTTTTTCTGAAATCCATAGTAGGGAATAGCCGCTTGGCACAATTTATTGATGTCTGTTTCGTGTTCACCTCTTTCTTGCTTACTTGTTTCCCTTTTATTGTCACAGTTTTGTATGTGACAACCATATCGCTATTTCCCCACATTTCTTTCTGCCATTCTTTGGGTGCTACAAGTGTATAGGGAATCTTGTTGGCGGCAAGTAAGCCAATTAAATATCCTTTGTTAAAACCAAACTGGAATGTTGACTTTGCGCTACTTCCATATATCGCGTGGACATCTTCTATAGCACAAGAAATCCTATTGTTGTTTGCCCGTATGTTGGAGAATAATTTGCTTAATTGATATAAGTCGCAATCTGCAATGCTAACATGCGACCATTCGCCGTCAATTTGTATGGCAACATATCCTTTTGCACCGACATCTATTCCTATATAGCATTTATCATTCATAGTCCTTGCAATGTTTCGTCAATATCTTTTAACCTTTCCGTAATCGCATTGTTTACGCTTGCCACGATTGAAATGTCCGTCAGCTTATATTTCATATTGGTGTTTGGGTTATAGACTTGCAATTCGCACCCGCTAGACAAGCAATGAAAAGCATGACGTAATATTTTCCTTTCCTCGCCCAATTCCATCACCTTGTCAATATTTGATACATTCATGCTGGTCTTTCTTTAATTTCCAACTTAACTTTATTCTTAAACCCGCGCGGAACAAGCATTGAAATGGAGATAGAATTGTCAATTTCAATCTTTCTTGACAAGCCTAGTCTTTCGACAATCTCATCCCATCGAGATTTCCACATAGCATCTGTTGTTATGCTGTTTAAAATTCGCACTATGGCCAATCCAACACCAGCTGCTGTGAACTTGTAGCCATTAAAAGCCGTTTCAATTGCAATCTGCTCGTTTGTATACCCATTAGCTTTGCGCAATGAATACCAAAACAGCCCCCGTATTTGCGGCACTGGAACAGTCCTTTTTGTTGACAAAACAACAGCCTTGTCAGCACCACAGACCTCGCAAACCACATCTAATATCTTTTCTGTACTTTCACGCATTGTTTATTTCTTTAAGTCTATTTACAATCTTTTGTTCACTTTCTGGCAATCTATCAACATAGATGTCAATCCTTTTATTGTTTGTCGCAGACCACATACAAACTATAGAATACTTGAATTTAAAAAAAACAAATTCACCACGATATGATGTTTTTCCGTTGTTGACCTGTCTTTTCAGATACACATCAAACACAGGTGTTGGTGTTCTTGAATAGTATGCGCCCTTTTCAAAATCATATTCAAGTATCTTTTTCCGCTTAATCCAAAGCCATGATTTGCCTTTGTCTTTAAAAAGCAAACCAACAACAGGCGAAATGTCAACGCCATCTATAGACAGTTCGCCGACATATTCGCCTTTTGACAATTCGATATAGCCTACACCGTTATTCATTCAACCAACATTGGCATCACCAAAGCTAAAACATTATCATCATTTGGATATATCAAGGCAGCACGATTCGATTTACTCATCATAATACGAATATCCTCTGATTGGAAATTTGACAAGATTGTTTGCAATGACGATGCGTTAAAGCCGATTGTAAAATCGTCACCACTATAAGCGCAATCCACATTTTCTGTTGATGACATATTGTAATCCAAATCTTGCGTTGTCATTTCAACCATTGTCGGTGTAAAATGCAACCGAACGACTGGCGAAGTAGTAGGGGCGAACAAGATAATTCGTGCCAACGAATCAAGGAAATCCTTGCGATTGATTGTGGCTGTTTTGTCGTTGTTTGTCGGAATCACCTTTTCGTATGCCGGGAAACGACCATTGATTTGCCTAAATACGATTTCAAAACGCTCGTCAAGTTTAATCTTAACAATACTGCCATCATTGTAAATCGCAATATCATCATCACTATTGACCTGCTCAATGAATGAACGGATAATTGTCGCAGCTTTAGCTGGAACAATAATAGGTTGCATCGCAGAACAGTCACCGATATTTACTTTTTCGCAAATCATCATTCTTGTGTCTGTTGCGACACCGGTGTAACCATTTGCATTGAAATCAAAATACACACCAGTTAATGTAGGGTGCAAGGCATCATTGCTAACCGCATAAGAAACGCTAGCGAGCGTGTTGCTGATATGTCCGACCTTTGTCATCAACATTGTGTGGTCAGGCTTAACTTCAGTAACAGGAAATTCATCGCCATTTAAATAAGACAAATTAAACTTACCTTTCTTATGCTTGCCATTCAATGTGGCATTACCGTCAAGTTCGATGGCCAATTCTCCATTAATGCCAGAAACAATTTGCGAAAATTTCTTGGCATTCACGCAGAACTTAAACTCGCCATCGCTGGAAACAATGGGCAATGATACATTCACAAGCACTTCGTTGTCAAATGCTGTCAATGTCATTTTTGAACCACCTGAAACGGTTATCAAGAAATTATCAAGAATCGAAATTAGATTCTTCGATGAAACGACACGTTCAGCCTTTCGCAATGTGGCGGCAATTTCATTTGGATTAATTGTTAATTTCATAGTTCTTTTTGTTTAGAAAATTATTTATTGCAAAGTTACTACATTATTTTTATATGGCAAAGAAATTTCAATTAAAATGGCGCAGAATTTTGCTGCACAAATTCAAAATCATCATTGGCTACCTGCTGTTGTGATTGGGTTGGTTGCGGTTCTACGATTTGAACTTGCGTATATGTCGGCCTCCAAGAATAGACAACATTTTCATATTCGCTATTCTTGAACCGCCTGCTCTCTTGCTCATAGTACATACCAACCATCAAGTCTGCAACACCATACATACGATTCTTTTCTACGGCAATCACATTCCCAAATGATTCATATCTTGCTGCATTTTGCGTACCGAAAAACTCACGAATGGCATGCAAAAAATCCTCGTTAACCCTATGTATGATGAATACGTTGTCTACTGCATTGGTTAGGTCGCTCGTTCCGCTAATGTCATTCTTGCGCAAGAAAGTCATCACCTTTCTAGGATGGGCGACGAGAATAATATGCACTTGATTCTTTTTAGCAAATTCCTTGATTTGCAATATTAGTTCTTTCTGCTTATTGTTCTTGTCACCATCAAACAAGTCTATATCTAGCGAAAACAAGTTATCAAGAGCGAACACCTTGACACCTACTTTGAGCAATTCCTCCATATCGTTGAATATCTGCTCCCACTTTGTGCCGTATTCGTTATTGTAAATGAAAAACTTACCGTCAAGCCATTGGTCTATTTGTTCGCCTATGTGGTTCGGAACATAATATTTGCCCTCGTTGATTTTTGACGGAGTTAAGTTTTCTTTCCCAGCAGCGACCATTTGAATCCATGTCTTTAGTATGTCAGACCTTAATTCTCCTGACCACAATGCAATCTTTTTCCCTTGCTGAACTATATTTAACAACAATGTATTCAACCAAGAAGATTTGCCGCTGGCATTACTTCCAGAAAGCATCGTAACCTCCGACATGTGCAATCCGACAATCTTTTGGTCAAGTTCGAAAAATCCAGTCTTTACACTTTCGATTTGCGACAGGTCAACTTTCTTAATATCGGACATACAAAGCCACTTGTTGCCTAGTTCTGGCAATTCATCCTTTATTTGGTATTTTTGCTTTTGTGGCGCATATCTTTGATATGGTTGTTGCGGTTGATATTGCGGCTTACTATAGGCATCTGGCTCGTAGTGTAAACGAAAATCATGCCATGTTTTTCCTTTGCAATGACTATGTGTGCAATTGAACGTAATTTTCCCTTGTGGGTCAACAAACAACGCACTATCCCATTTCTTTCGGTCGCTATGTGAATCTATCCACGGGCAAGATTCAAGTTCATACAATGTAGATGTACCACTTTTCTTTTCACGATATACAATACCATGCTCATTCAACCAAGTAGGCAAATCAAATCTTTGACCACCATAGTAATTCCTGTTCGGCAAAACCTTTGGCTCTTCTTTTGGCGCAAGGTCGGCAAGTGCCTTAATTTTTTCAAGTGGGGTTGGGGTTATTTCTTTTGGTATGTAAACAATCTTTGATTGTCGCCATGGATTAGAAGGGAGATTCGCACCTTTTTTTGCGTATGTTGAATACAATTTTGTAAGTCTTGCTCTTGTATATACGGATGTGTCGAAATCTACCTTATCATCGGAAAAAACACCATTCAAGTAAGAATAGAAATCTTTTATAATTTTATCGCTTTCTTCGTTACATTGAATATCTACACACACAAGTATATGCCAACCATTCCCAGATATAGCGACAACCATATCAGAAAAACCTTTTTCTTTAAGGAAACGAAAAACATCTTGCGCTTTCTTGTGAGCCAATTCAAATTGTTCATCGGTGCTATTTGTTTGTGAAACACGAACAGGGTCAAAATCCAATAAAAGGAATTTTCGACTAATTATATTACTGTCATTTGTTGTTGCTTTCGGAGATTTTAAGAACTTTTCGCATTGAGGACGAGCGTAACAATCAGATGATATTTCGTTCATGACGAAATATATTTGTTCATCGTCCATATTGGTATATGGTTCAAGTTGCGCACAAAGATTTTCGAAAGATTTAAAATACCCACTATATTGAAATCTGCCCAATATGCGAACTTCTGTAAAACCATTATCGCCAACAAACAAATCCCATGTTTTTTTTAGTTCTATCTTGTCAATCATTGTTTTTGTATTTCCAAATAAATCCAACATAACTTTTTTTGCTCCCACTATTTAACAATTTATGCGCAACAAGAACCTCATTACCACAATCACATACACATTTATAAACCCTATGATAAGTATTTCTTGAAGATTGGGAACTTTTTTCAAGGATTTGTTCTACAACTACAAGTTTACCAAACCTGTCACCAACATTAATGTTTTTTCTTTTAGCCATATTTTACCTATCTTTTAATTTAATGCCTATCAAATAAAAAAGTGGAAGAGGCGATAGGCTTACCTCTTGTCAGTGGGGGTACTAATTCCACCTATCCACTTTGCAAAGTTAGAAAAATATATTTATATAGACAATAGAAATTTCACCACTTTTTATGGTTTCAATATCAATCATACAAACTATTCCTCCTCATATTTTTTAAGTTTTTCTTTTAGTTCATGAATACGCTTATTCAATGTAGCGATGCGTGGCAATCTCTTTGTCTTTTCTTTTAGCATTTCATTTTCTTTTTTCAGCCGCTCACATATATTGAACAATTTGCGGTTTTCATCCAATAAACGTGAATAATCCTCAACTTTTCGTTTAACCTCAACATATTCGATTTTAGATAATAGGTCGGGTTCATCAACTTTTATTAAATATTCATCTCCACGCAGATAATCAACAATTTCAGCCATTTGGTCAAAGGTTATGTAATCATCTATATGAACCCCTTCTATTGGTGTACCGTGCCAATCTGGTTTCCACATACAAATGCTTTTTAATATAACATCCTCAATATAATCCTTTTGCTCTTCTGTTTTCGCTTTTAGTTTCGCCATAGTTAGACCTCCTCTCTTTTCTCTTTAATCCATTTAAACAAGAATGCGATATCTCCATCCAAATCGCTATCTTCTGTCTTCGCTTCTAACATATACCTTTTATTTAACCTCCGTTATTTTCTTTTTATTGTTTTGAAATATACCTCAAAATTATCATCCCAATTATTTGCCTCTGCTAATACCGAACAAATAGGTGTTCCAATAGACCAACAGTAGGCGCTATGCGTTTCGTATAACGAGCATTTAGGGCAAATCTGCTTGTGCTTACCACCGCCTGAATAGTTTTTGCACTTGCATAGATGATGATTTACTCCGTCTATTCGCAAACAAACTCTTGTATTTTTCGCCATAATCAATTATCATTTGTAAATTCATTAGTAGTCTTCGTTGTCAATATCCATATATCCAAAGAATCGGAACTTGTCGCAGTTGTACTTTTGGTGAAACACAACAGTTGAGGATTGAGTAAGATACCAATACCACTTAATTCTTTTCTTTGGAACTTTAGCAAGATATATGTTAAAGCAAAAGCATTTCCTCCCAAGCCCGATAACAAACTTGTTCATCCAGTTATATGTGAATCCAAATAGCCTAGTCATATTAAAAAGTTATTTCATAATGTTTCCTGTCCTTTGTCACAATGCGGATTGACTTTGTTTTACTACCCTCTTTGTATTCGATAGCAAGCGCAATTTGAATGCCGTAACGCATTTCAATAACCGCCAACACACTTTCGTCTGTTATAACGTTTTCTGACCAACCATAGCCTTCTTTATTAAACTCGTAGCCAGCATCTACTTGTTTTAGTTTTTCCATACTCTTGTTATTTATTCGTTCAACAAATCTTTCAGTTCTTTCTTTAATTGACAAAGCCTTTGCTTTAAACCGCTAACAATACAGTTTCTTGTTTCTTTGTCAAGAAGCAATTTCTCTGTTTCTTTTATAGTTCCGTCACTCCACATTGGTAGTTGTTCGGAAACAATAGGTTCTTTACCATAAAGACGTGTTGTCTTTACACCGCTTTCTCGTACAGTAATACATAGTGTAGCATCTTTGTCATCCTCGTTTTCTAATGGGTGTTCCAATGCGTCAATAAAGTCACTGATGTCGCCGACAAGTCTTGCCTTGTCCTCGAAGTTTTCTTTAATTGTTCTCATAGCCTTGTTGTTTATTTAATCCCCTTGAATATCCAATCATTTGTTGTCGTTCCGTCGGAGTATATAACCTTAAACGTATCTTCTGTATCAACGTCTATTTTCTTTTGCCCATCATTGTTTATAAAGCAGCAACTAAAAGCGGGTGCGTTCTTGCCTTTTGCAAAAGCGCAAAGACGCTTTACGCTTACCTCAACACCGTTTTGTGAATAGTAATAAGTTAGAGGTATCACGCTGTCCCATGAACCACCCTCGCTATGGCTGTTCAGCACACCGTAAGGCAAATCACAAATGACACAATCAATCGAATTATCTGGAATGTCTTGCATCAATTCAAGGCAATCGCCCAAATAGATATTATTTGTTTCCATAATCATTTCTTGCTTTTAAACAACAACGCACTTACTTTGCTGTATATGCCAACATGGCGCAATTTCTTGATATTGTCAAATGTGCCATCATCATTGCATTGACGATAAGACTTGCCAAGCAATCTGGGAATTTCGTGCCTACCAATTCTTTCATCATCAACCATGCGACTTAACAATTCAACCTCACTTTCAGTAGCCTCGCATTCACCACACATATTGGAATCAATCGTTTCTTGAACCCATTTGCCAAGACCGAATTTGTCGGCGATACGTTTAACTTGCGCAAGGTAGGTGCGACAAAGTTCTTGTAATCTTTCCATAACATTTAGAATAGAGTTAATTCTTGATTCTCGTTTTCTGTTTCAATGAACATTTTGCGGAATATGTGGTAAAGCACATCGACAACAATGCTATTGCCAGCTAATTTGTATTGTGCGCTATTGCTTATTCCTGTTGCTTGTATGGTGTCAATGTCTTTGTCATCAACACCCATAAGGCGAAAACATTCGCGCGGAGTTAGTCTTCTAATCTTAAATTTTTTACCTTCCAATTCTTTTGGTAATTTTCCTTTCATATCAACATTGTTATATGGTTTTTCGTATATTCCAATCACATAAGGTTCTCTATCACTATAATAGTTGCAACACAGTGTCGGTGCAATATCTAAAATACGCTTGTTGGGATTCTTGTATGGCCCCGTATTCGCAATTATTGCTTTGTATACTGTTTGACATTCTATTATTGTCGGGACAAGGTTCCCGCCAGCACTATAATCAGTAATACATGGGGAAATGCCTTGTTTGTCATAGACTACGCCTTTACTGGGTCGCATTCTGTTTGGCTTTATGTAATATCCCAAAATTTTAATCTTTCCCATATTGGATTATATTTATTTTCCCATCGGCTATTATTGTAGGAGCTATGTTTTTTGGGTCGTATATCGATTCCCCATTTGCACCTCGCTTATCCTTTGCTTGCGCCTGAAAAGCACGAATATCACCGTTAGGCATCATCTTATACTCAATCGTTCGTTTTGATTCGAAAATCGGTTCTACAATCACAACAAAATTTGGAATAGACCTGATTGTTGGGAATGTATTGTTGCTATGCGTTTCAAGTGTAAATTCATAGTTGTAGGTACTTCCACATCGAATTGACGCAGAAAACAACTTTGTGACATCCACATTGTTAGCGATTTTCAATCTTGGTTTCTTCATATACTTCAATGATTAGAAAATCTTTTAATTGAATTGGCAATATCGTTCCAGATTTCCCTACTTAATCCGTATGTTTCTTATCTTCATATATTTCTAAAATTCCCATTTCACGAAATCCTTGACGTGGATGTGTAATATTTCCTGCGTAATGGTGCGCACCGGTTATCGTACATGCTATCCCATTCGGCGCATTAAGCGCATATCTACCATCGCCCAACGGGTAAAATTTAGCAATTGGTGTTTGGCTGGTGATTGTCCTCTTTTTCATATTCATATATTTCTATGATTTTCCATCCGTTCCGCGATGCGAGATTGCCGAATTGTGGGGTTATTGTGCCAATTATTTGTTGATTTTGTGGGAAACGACTGTTAAAATCATCATAAATCAACACTGCTTTGCTCGTCATTTCTTGTTGAGAAAAACTTTTCAACTCTAGATTCGCTTAAATAAAACTTTTTATCAACATTAGAATCAAGATAATCCCTTAAACGCTTTTTTAGTTCAAAGCGTTTCGGAAAATAATATCTTGGCGGATTGCTTTCATCATCAATACGAATAGACACAAGGAATATACGATTGCGATTTTGTGCAACACCATAATCTACAGCATTTAACAATTGCGGAAAATTCATATATCCCAATCTTGCCAATTCGCTTTGCCAAAGGTTGAACATATCAATGAATTTCGATTGAACCATTGCCTCCACGTTTTCCAAACAAAGGTATTTCGGCTTTTTTGCAATCACGGCATTGCGAACATACCAAATGATACTTGAACGTGTACCACTGCCCTCTGCGAAACCATGCTGTAAACCTGCCGCTGAAATCGACTGACATGGTGTGCTGTAAAACAACAAGTCGCAATCTGGAAAATTATCCCAATCAATCTTTGTTATATCGCCATAATTCTTATCAGCCCAATGCGGGAACAATGCTTTATGGGCAATCACCGCTGGCTGCTTGTCAATTGGTGATTTACTTTCTGGGTCAAACTCTGCCCAAGCGACAAGTTCGTAATCAAAATCAGGGAAATCACGTTTTAGCCTTTCCAATGCAAGACATTGGCTATCGTAGCCGCTGCATAACGTGGCTACCTTTAGTGGATTTTGCTTTGTGTATACCATAATCAAAACAATGTTGGTGTAGTGTTAGGCTGTGTAATTCCTAATATAAAGTCACAGATAAAGTTCCTTGCATAGTCTGGAGAAATCATGCTACGTTCCTCGCTACATAATCCTGCATGGTCAGCACTTTTAGACTCCCATACACGAAGTTCCTTTTTGGGCTTTTGAAACGAGCATCCAGATGTTGGTTCGCAATTAAAGAACCAATAACCAGTCGGCTTTGTGAAATAGTCGCCGCGCATTCTTCTATTTCTGTCAATCACTGATGGCTCTTTCAAAAAATTATTGTGTAGATAATGCAACGTGGAATATGGATTCTCAATGACAATTCGAAAATTTCGTAGCAAGCAAATCCCAACCATTTTGTATAGCAACTTGTAAAATTCATTCCTATTGTCAGACCGTTCCAGCATAGCATCGAATTTTTGCTTTGTTGTCATTGCTTTATAATTTATATTTTCAAGTGTGAAATAGCAAGGATTCACTAACCCAGTAAAATAAATACAAGGGAAAAAAGCCATTATAAAATCATCGCTAGTCATTTTGTCAAAAATGCTTTCTTTACCATCATAGGCTTTGTTGATTTCGCCAAACAAGTCAATAACATGGTCGGTCTGCCCAAAATTATTTTGGATGTCGTAATCGAGAGCATCGTAGCCTAGCTTTTTAAATTCGTGCTTGAATGTGCCACTTTGCTCAAACAAACAATGTATTTTTCCTTTTATTTCCATACTAATTTAATAAATGCCCCACACTTTCAATTGTGGTAGTGCGAGTACACACAATCTACTAATGTAGGGCAATTTAAGTTATCTTTAAAGTTTGCCTCGCACGCTAAACTTTGTTACCTAATCAAATCAACGCAACAAAGATACAACAAACTTTTGAGATAACAAAATATTTTAACATTATTTTAGAATGGCACGTTACTGTTCCCACCTTGCATTGGTGCTGGTGCTGGTTGGAATTGTTGCTGCATTGTTTGTTGGTTATATTGCTGCTGTGCTGGCTGGTAATATGGTGCTTGCGGCATAAATTGCTGCTGCTGGGGTTGTGGAACTTGTTGTTGTGGCACATCGGCACTTGCAGCAAAAGCAGTGGCATTAGTAAACCATTTGCCGTTCCATTCACGACTTTGTAAGTCGAAAGAAATGTTGTACACATTGCCGACCATCAATTTCATCTGTATCCACTTGTCATCGCCAAACACATCAAAGCAAATCTTTTTCGGATATTGCGCATCCAGTGTTTCGCCTACAAAAGCATGCTTGTTTGATGGTTTACCGTCACGCTTGCTGATATACTCCATCGACGGCAGTATATCCACGATTCTCAATTTGATTTCCATAAATTCTAGAATTTGATATTGAAATAATTTTCCAAAAACTCTTTACAATTAGTTTGACCGAAAACATTGTCTTGCGGCTTAAACTTTTTCAAAAACTCATCATAAGTATATGTGAATATATTTTGAACAATCCATTCATAGACATCCGAAAAATTTGCGTGAATACTTGTTCGCTTGTGATTGGCAAGGTAATATTGCCCTCCCCTTGCATATAGTTTTAGCAAATTTGGGTATTTCAAGAATTGGTTTATCCGTTTTCTGCGACCTTGCAACGGGCAACCCAAACAACCAAGCCGCTTTGTTACATCAAACACGCCATCATTGCCGTAATACAATGGGTGGCATTTTATCCCTCGGTGTTCAATAAATTCAGCAACATCGTTATCATTCCATTCTAATATAGGATAAAAGCATTCTACATGGTTTTTCTTTGCGCCATTATATAATTTGCATTCTGTCGGTTCTTTATATCGCTCTTGCCTACTCTTGGATTCGCACTTACGAATACCCATAACTACAACATTCAAAATCTTGTACTCTTTTAATACGCCGCAACAAAAACGCATCCTAGCCGTTGGGAAACCGTATTTTTTGATAAGTTCAAGAAACGAAAATCTTGGTCGCCGCACTTCAACACCATTATCTTTGCAATGTTTGGTTGTGCCACTTGGGTCTAATGTTGTCATCTTGTATATTGGAAGAAAATCAACTTTTGCCATTTTAGCCAATTCAAGTATAACATCGCTGTCTTTTCCGCCGCTATATGCTATTTCAACTGGTTCGCCATATCTTTTGGCGGATTTTTCTGCTTGCCGAATCAACTTTATTGCAAAATCTATTTTTCTTTGCAACTCTTTACTCATTAACATAGGCTAGTCAATTATATGGGTATCCCAAAATTCAACACACAGTTTGCTGAAAAAATAATCCGACAATGCCACATCCAACAATGAGCGGATATTTTTCATGCAATTAGAAATATAATCAATCGGGTCATTGACATAGCCGTTATCATCTTTCACTGGAACAACATCTTTTGGACAAGAAACAGCAAAAGCACGAATCTGCATGAAACAATCGTTGATTTTCTGATGATTGTCACGCATACCGTCTGACGGGCTGTAATTCCACGCATAGCGATTGACACTTACACAAGGCGCAAGACCATCCGCCTCGCTGTCAAACATTTCTTTCAGCACAAAAAGATGATAATCCGATTCTGACAAATTATAGTAATCAAAAAGCAATGATTCGATATGCTTGGATATTTCATCCATATCGGCAAATGTTGCGGAAACAAATGCCAACGCATTAATCTTTTCCCAGCATTTCTCAATTTCCTTTTCAAGCCACTTGCTTTTAGAGATAACGTCATCAACACTGGAATACTCTTTCTTGAAATCCCAATCGGGATAAATTGTGGTGTAACACGACATAGTTAAATATTATTTAAAAGATAGACATAAGAGAGAAAATAACGGGAAATCCGTTTTGGATAACATACGAAATATTTACGTTTCGCCATTTTTTTCAGCTTGCGCGGAAATTTCCAATATTTTCCATAAAATATTCGCCTTTCTTTGTTCGTAAACTTATTTACTTTCACCTCATAAGTGATTGTATGCCCGCATTGGTTATCCCATTTTACCTTTTCGTCATCACTTTGCTCGCTCGACAAATCAAAATCAAGCGTGGCGATGGGCATTCCCGTTTCTATAGGCTTGTTGCAATAGAACAAGCTGCAATTATCAAACATCATATTATCTTTATCTCCCATAATCGTTTTATTTGCGTTTTAAGGGGCTTTTACACCCCAAGGTGAACAACTAGTCATTTTTGATATTCCACACGATTGTAGATGCCTCAAAATGCGAAATAGGGCGATTCTGGCATACAATGCGCATCTGCAATTCATTTCTTCTCCCATTTTTGACGTTCTTTCGACCAGACAACAGTACCACGGCCATTGTTCATCTTGATTTCAGCCCCGTCAGGACGATTGTTGTTGTCATAGCCATCGAAGATATAATTCTCGTCAACACCAGTAAAAATATAGCACCCGTAATGCTCATTCCAATGAATGTTGCCAGTGGTGTCAGGACGATATTGCGTTTCACCAAACAAGCAGCCATAAACCTTGGACGGGTCATAGACAATCTTGCCACCGTCAAATATCACGTCATCGAAAAGGCGGTCACGAAGATAACGCTCAAAATCCCGCTGGTAGCACAATTCCCGTGTCGAAACATAAGCATGAATATGGCCTAGCACCCGAGAACGGTCATCAACAGACAGACGTTCCCACTGCTCACGCGACTTTTTCTTGCTGCCCTTGCGATTGTAGGCAACCCAGCATTTTTCAAACATTTCGTCTTTTTCTTTTTTTTCTTTTTTGGATAGTTTTTTTCTTTTATTTTCTTTTTCTACAACATCATCTTGTTGTTGTATACTATCAGCATCTATGTGTAGTATACTAGTATCAGTATCTAGTATTGTAATATTATTATAGTATTGCCGATTTTCAACCCGTGTAGGAGTTTTTCCGATTCGGGTTTTTTCCGAGTCAGGTTTTTCCCCACACGGCTCAGATTCACAACAACGAAAAGCCTTGAGCACATATTTCACATTGCCAAAACAACCCTTGCCATCCTTGGACTGACCAACACGAACCAACCAACCAGATGACATCAACTCTCCTACATACTTGCGAAAGGTGTCCGCACTGTAACCCAATTCAGAACACATCGTTTTCTGGTCGAAATTCCAGCCCGGTTCCTTGCAAGCCATGTAAACATACATGAACCTAGCACGGTCACTCAACGCAACATCAAATACCAAATCTTTCGGTATCGACTGCAAACCACATAATTCACTTGAAAAATTACCCATAATACAAACTTTTTTATCATACCCACAACCAAACATACATACAAAAAACAACCACTGGCAATCAAACAATATTGTCTTCCACTACAATCCGTCTAATCACCAGCGGCCGAAAAAAGTTTGTATATATGCTGAGGAGCGAAGTAATCCGAGATTTATTATACAAAATTGCCAATTGAATGTGGAAGATTTAGCAACATTTCAAAAATCACAGTGCAAAGGTAGTAGCTTTTCTTGAAATACACAAATTTTTTCCCAAAAAAATGACAAAATTGATTTTAAAGCGCATTTAAGCACGTCAAACAAGCAAAATGAACAACTATACTACACAACACACAAAAACGTAACACAGGGCAATTGTGGACGTTTTAGGGGCATTATAGAATTATAAGTACAATATAACTTGATTTTTTCAAAAATTTTTTTCGTTTTTTCGAAAAAAGGGTTTGCACCACACGAAATCCACGTCCCTATCTCCCCCTCCCCCTCGGCCTAAAAGCTAGCTGAAACGCCCCTAAACACGCAAAACGCAAATATATTTGTATCAAACGAACAATTAACTTGAATATCAAACAATTGCACACAAAATCACCTTAAACGCTAGCTTTTTGGGCGAAAATACATACAATCTAATTTAATATACAATAATTTCATTTTTCTGCAAATATATCTACTTTTCATAAATTTTTGCTATTTTGCCCTAATATTAATATAATTATTACATAACTTTAATAACTTTACAGTATAAACTGTATAATACTACACTAACAGATAATACTAGCTAATAAACAGTAGTATACTAACAGTTTATATATCAACTAAATAACAGTTAATTAGTTAATTATTATAGATATGCTTAAATAGTATGATTATAATATTACTATTAATAAATATCCATTTGGCTAGTATTTCCTTTTGGACTAGTCTAATTTGCTTTAATAATGTACCCACACGAAAGGGCTGGATTTAGTTAACAAACCTTTAAAAATAGGCTTATTTGTGAAAATATCTTTCGCCTATATATATGTACACACGAAATAATGCAGTTAACAGGCGTTAAAAAAATAGGAAAAATTTGGTCAATCCAGAAGGTGGGTGTACTTTTGCAGTGTCGAAAGGGACAAAGGAACAACCCGCCACCGTAACGCGGCGCCCCACGTCCGAACAACCAAACAAGTTAGACTAACGTTGTATGTTAGTTGAAGAGCACCTTGAAATGATGACAAACGGCATTGTACCGGATAGGTCGGAGCCAACCGTGAAAAGCTATTTAGCTCGTTGGTCCAGGAATTGACAATTCCCCACCTTCGTTAACACTTCTGGCAAAGGTGTAAGCGGTTGAGTTTTTAGACTAAAAGCGGTAACAAAGAGCCGAAGCGGGAAGGTATGCACAATGTACCGAGCTTAAAAACGTGTGAATGAATTGAATTAGCTAGTAAATTGTTCCACGTAAAACAATTGCGACGCAAAAAGCAAAATAAATGATTTTTGAGCAAATTTGCAAAGCTATCTTTATAGCATTTAATTGCAGTGAGTCAATTGCAAGTGCAGCACACAATTAGCTATCATTATAGCACTTTTGATTGTGTGCAGCGCTAAAGCAAAAATCATTGACTTTTGCCGGTTGCGGCAGCCTGAAAAAATAAGGGCTGCAGCGCCGCAATTGTTATTAGCCAGATTAAGCAACAAAAAACACTGGCGGACGACAGATGAGGAGAATAACAGAGTCGTTTTTTAGGAGCCTTCTCGGGCTCCCCGCCAACAAATTTAATTCACTAACCTACTTAAAGCGCTTTTCGGTTGCAGGCCTCGGCCGTGGAACCGTGTATATTATGGCTACAACAAACAATGCTACCGCAATCCGCATCGACAACATGAGTCTGTTTCTCCTCGGCGAGAAAAAGGTCAACTTTAAGAACGTCCTTAAAGCAACGAAGGACGGCATGACTCTTAACCGTGTTATTAGAATGATGGCGAGCAAGGATTGTTATCCCACACTCGCCGAGGACTTGAAGCTGTGTGGCATCAACTCTGCCGCCGAGCTCACGCTAAAAAATGTTAAGTCGTTGGTTGCGCCCGAGCTAAAGAAGGTGGAGACGGTAAAGAACGAGAACGGCACCGAGCGTGAGGTGGAAGTGCTTTGCACCGTCCGTCGCGTTTTTGAAACAGAGGAGGTACAATTGTACCGTGACGGCATGCCCTTGTGCAAAGCTGGCAAACCACTCACGCAAAAGCGTGCAAAGGAGGACGAGGACGGCGAGAAGGTTGTCAAGGAGTACAAGCTGTGCAAGGTGTCTGCATGGAGCATCGGCCTCCTCATGAACTTGCTTGCACAGTCGAAGGCTGCAAACGAGGAGCGTGCTCGCATTGCAGCTATGCAGGCTGCAAAGTAATATACGGCAACAGACAACCCGTCCGAGCGGGGCCGTTGGGTAGGGAGCGGCAAAGGTAGTTAGGCTCGGAGCGTTTGCCCGTCACAGTGGGGAGGTGGCGGGCGAGGTCTACACAAAAAAGTTTGTAATATGGTAAATGTTTTTCACACAAGCGGGCTGTATTTATTCAGTGCCGCAAGCATTGCCGATGCACACAAAAAGTGCATCGAGCGGGGATTAAAAACATTTACGCAGTCAATGCGTAACGGCATACTAACTTTATATGTTACAGAGGTATGAGCGACAAAATTACATTGGCATGCGTGATTAGTTTCATGCTATCGATTTGCGCTATGTGTGGTGCGTTTATCTGCATCGATATGGGAATTGTGGACGGAAATAACGTTTGGGCTCAGGTTGCATATACGAGCCCAGCAATTGTCTTCGCCCTATCATTGTGGGCAATCGAAATTGCCGAGACCATAGAGAGAAAACGCAACAATAACTAAACAATAATAACTCCTGCCGCAAAAGGTGGGCGCAATCCTTTGCTACTTTGGCGAGCGAAAGAGCGAAAGTAGCGGTTTATTATGGCAAAGATTAAGAATTTGCAGACAGGTGAGGAGATGACCGTTAATAACAGTGTGATTCGTAACGGCCAATTGTGGGTGTTCAACAAAACGCCAAAACTTGGCGAACGTTGGTTCGCAAAGCGTCCGATGTTGTCGCAAGACGGCACGGTCGAAGGCACCGCGCCAAACCTTGCGCTCCGTATGACCATTGCGGAGCCGTGGGTGCTTGACACAAGCAAGCCCGAGAGAAAACAGCGTACGCCCAAGGTACGCCAACCCGAGCCCGAGCAGCCGAAGGAAACAGAAGTGCCAGAGCAACCGATACCGCAGCCAGAGCCCGAACAGCCGCAACCGACACCACAACCCGTGCAACCTGCTCCGGCATTCAACGTCACAGGTCTTGAAGGCGGGTTGGCGCAGGTGTTCGCACCTGTGTTTCAACAGGTAGCGGCACAGATAGAGGAAAACATCCGCGCAAAAGTGGCCACAGAAATTGCCGACTTGAAGCGTGTCGCCGAGGAAAAAGCGCGGACGCTCCGCATTGAGCTGCCAGATGGAACAAAGACCAAGGTCGAAGGTCTGACAATGGACGGTTTTGATGATATGGTGCGAGATTTAGCTGCTGGCTATGCCGTGTATATGTACGGCCCCGCAGGAACAGGCAAGTCACACACAGCAAAGCAACTTGCGGCCGCACTTGGTTTGCCATACTACGAACTTAATCAGGTTGAGTTCGCACACGAGGTTGCCGGCTATGGCGATGCAAGCGGCAAGTATGTGCCGACACCACTTTACGAGGCGGTCACAAAGGGCGGCTTGCTGTTCTTTGACGAGTTTGACCGCAGCGCACAAAGTGCGACAACTATTGTCAACACATTGTTGGCAAATCGGCGTTTTACATTCCCTGTCGTTGGCAATGTTGAGGCACACCCGAATTTCCGTGTGGTTGCCGCAGGTAATACGACTATGACTGGCGCAAGTAACGAGTATGTTGCCGCCAACGTGATTGACGCATCAAGTCGTGACCGATTTGTGTTTTACAAAACGTATTACGACGAGCGCATTGAGCTGCCTGTTATGGCTGGCGGTGATAAAGAACTTGTGGATTTCATGCAAGACTTGCGACAATCAATTGAGAAATCGCACATCTCGCTTGTTGCAAGTATGCGTGCAACCAAGTACTTGCACACGCACGACAACAACAAGCGCACCGCACTTGAGCGCGGTTTGTTCAAGGGCATGGATGCCGAGGACATTCGTGTGCTGTACAACAATCTTTCGAGCAAAGGTCTGATAACGAGCTGGGCCGATGCAATGCAAGAATTGTGCTAATCTTTTAACACTAACGACTATGAACGTATTGTTTCAAAAATTCGCCAACATGAGCGAATACCACAACTATCTTGAGAGCGGGAAAGTTCAGCCCGCTTTCAAGAGTGGGCAAGCGTCAAAGACTGGATTTAAAAGCTTTACAGGTACGGAGTCCTATGAAGAGGCTGACAAGCTATATTTGTGGGGCGATGAAGAAATCGCAAAGAAACTTGACGGGTCTTATTCAATCAAGACTATGATTCGCAAATATGCTGCGATGAAACCGACAACAAAGAAATTTGTCAGCGTGTGTGGTGCTGTTCCCCATGTGCCTAACTATATCGCTGGCATTCCGACAAACATGATTGCAATCCGCCGAACAAAAGTCAGAGAGCGTGTTATGGATGTGTTCTTTAACATGTGCATATCATGCGATGTTAGCACAGAGGAAATAATTGAAACGACAATAGAGTTATTTAAGGCGATTATGACAATCGAATCTAGCGGAACACGGGTCAATCTGTATGCTGGCGAGGCTGTGATAAACAAAAGTCACACGCAGGTTGCTGGAATGGCGATAAAGATTAAGAATGCAACACAACCGATAGACATTGTAAAGATGGTCTATCCGCTGGTCAACCCGTCAATGTTGCGCCGCCACCATTTTCGCTGGCTTGAAGTGACAAAGGGAATCGAAAAAGATTTCCATAACGGATATGGCCGTGTCCGTGATGACCTTACGATGCCATACGTTCGAAAGGAAATGCGCAATTGTCATTGCGTATGCTTTAATGAAATCCGTAAGATGACGTGCGATAGCATTGTCCGCACAATTCTTGACAACTAATATAAACCACGGGGCGGTATCATCCGCCCCACTAAAACAAATAAACGACATGAAAAAGAATAGTTTTGACAACACATTTACATTTGTGCAAATAATTGCTGGCAAGCACGCTGGCGAGTACGGATATATCGAAGGAACATTCGGCAAAAAGATTGCCGTGGTAAGCGGCAAGCCTGATGGCGAACGCTTTGAATGCCTTGTTTCTTATGCTGACGTAGAGCGTGGCCTGTCAGATAACGAGATGCACATTGCAAAAGAATGTGCATTGAACTTCTATAATTTTGACATCAAAAGCAAAATTGAATACATTAATGCTTGTGATGATGCAGCGGAAATAGAGAGAGTTGCGGTGATAGCAAGAGACCGCATAATCAAGATGTCGAACATTGAAAACATTGTATTATAATGGATAACATTCAATTCAACCGCAAGTGCCGACAGGAAATTCAATGGCGGTACATATTGAATGCCATCCAGATGGCAAACCCAGATGCGATATTTGTTTCGCACAAAGAAATGCTCAAGTATATCATCTATGAATTTCATTGGGACAGCAACGTGGAATTAACCGCAACGGCTTTTGCGAAATGGCTAGAACAAAAACAAATCTGCATCGCCATTCCGCACGACAAAGCCACAATCATTGCAATTGGCAAGGCATGGGGATTTTGTCGAACGAAGAATTCAACTGACAGATTCGTTGAGACATGGTATGAGCGAATCGCGCAGAAATTTATTCAGATGTGTAACAAATTAAATGTAGAACTATGACAAAGAAAGATTTAGTTGGTGCATTGCTTGTGTCGCACGGCGTTCTTAATAGCATCTTTGGTAATGCGCTTGAAAGTGCAAGCGGGATTATCATTGCAGCCATCTGCATTGTGGTTGGCTGTGTTGTACTTAATTTCGAAAGCGAAACAAATATTAATAGTAATATATAAATTAAACAATAGATATTATGAAAGTACTATCAAGAAAACAATTACTTGCACTCCCGTATGACAAACAATTGCATGGACTTAAAGATTTTAAATCCGTGCTTGTTGTTCCGACATCTATCGTGTTCGATGAAATGCCGAAGTATCAATGGTTTGTCCTTGTTGGCTGTGATAAAAATGGTGATGCTTTAGCAAAGGTTGGCTACTGTGACGTGCTTGATATTGAGGGTGGCCACCCGGTGATTGATGTGCTAGAAAACGGCATTACGCGAATCCATGATATGGGATGGCGCAAAATGAATGTATTAGATAATTCAGGTGCAACAATTATAATCGACAAAAAAGTATGACAATAATTATTATATTCGGACTTTTAGGCGCAATATTAAATGGTGACCTGTTGAAAATTGGTGGCCGTGGAATGAGAAAATAACTAACAAAGGCGGGTTCAAGTTGACCAGTGTAGTGGTAGTGGAAACCACACCCGCCACACAACAAACAATTAACATTATTCACTTTTAAACTTTTTAGATTATGAAAAAGCAAGAGTTTATCCAGCGTGTCAAGGACATAAAGAACAACATCGAGATTATTCCAGAGCCTTTGCGAGCAGAAGAGTTGAAAAAACGCGGATGCACGAATCCGATTGTGTATGGGATGTGGTGCGAGCGTAATATGGAGCGCAACTTGCGAGAAGATACAGAACGCAAGTTCACGTTTACAAGCGATATGTCAATCGCCGAGTGGTTCTTGCCGACAGAAGGTATTGCCGCCACATACGACACCATCGAGCGCGAGTTGATTGATTGGTGCTACGATAATTATGAGGCTTTTGCCGAGTTAATTATTTCGATAAACCTCAAGGCTTGGGAACACGCTGCACGGAAGAATGAAACGTGGGCTATGTGGTACAGCGATATGTATCTTGCCGTGAAAGATTTGTACTTCGACCACTTTACTGGAAACGAGGATGCAATCAACTACTATTTCGATTACGTTGACTAAAACTAATTCAATATCACCAGTCGCTCGCCGTGGGTTTGCTTGCGGCGGCGGCGATAAAAACAAACACTACTATGACACTAACGGAACTTGAATATTACAACGCACTTAATGCGCAAATAGGCGACTTGTGCGACAAGCTGATGGGCAATGCAGATTTGCAACTTGTATTAGAAACTGAAAACGAGCAGCAATATTGGCTTGCCAACCACTTAAATACGAATAACGGTGTTCCTGTATTACTTTGGTGTTACGAAGAAGAGCGTGGAGATGGCTTTGACATCGATGATATTCACGACTGGTACGACTTTCGTGACAAGGTATTTGAACTTGTAACAAGCGGCAAAGTGACAGAATATTATCTGGAACATATTTAATCATTTAAAATTAAAACAACAATGGCTAATTTACAATACAGAATCGGTGGCTCACCTTATGTGTGGGTGGTGAAAGGAGAATGTGGATGCGATGTGTTTTTCGATTTCGAAAATGCACTTAATAGATACAATGAGGAATTTAAGAAATTGCAACACGATAAAAATTGCAAACTTTGCATCAATGTTGCGGAAGATGCGGAAAAGTTGTATTACGCAGTTTTCATTAGAAACGAATGGTGTGGCATCAAAAGGATTTACCTCACACTAGATGATAAGACTATTATTGACGGTAGAAAATTGAAAGAATAATATGAAATACGTTACATACTTGCGTGTATCAACGCAGAAACAAGGGCGGTCAGGGCTTGGTCTTGAGGCGCAACGAAAGATGTGTGCTGCATTTATTGAACAACATCACGGAGAACTTGCAAAAGAATTCGTTGATGTCGAAAGCGGAACACACCGTGACCGCAAAGGATTGTGGGCGGCTATTGATTATTGCAAGTCAAACAATATGCAACTTGTAATTGCAAAGCTCGACAGGTTGGCCAGAGACGTTGAATTTACATTTAAGGTAATCAACACTGGTATTCAAATCCATTTCACCGATATGCCGCTTGTTAATACAATGATTCTTGGTGTGTTCGCTGCTGTCGCTCAATACGAAAGAGAGTTGACAAGCAAGCGCACAAAGGATGCACTTGCAGCGAAGAAAGCAAAGGGCGAAAAGATTGGTGCAGCCAGCGACAATTACCACATCACAAAAGAAAAGAAAGCCGAAAGCGCAAGCAAGGCAGGAGCGACTAGGACACGGCGGGTGCTTGAAAATCGTGATACGCAAGTACTCATTCAGATTATGAAGAAAGTATTTCCGAAGTGTCGCACAACCGAGGAAAGCAGATGGTGTTCTACATTTGTTTCCGTAAATTTGAAATCACGCAAGCAATTCTTTGATGCAATGGTTGAATACCAAAGTATCGACAATGATTTGTTCAGAACTTGGGATTTGTCAGACTTTGACAATCCAAAGCTGATTTCAAAGCTAACAAGTAAATTACAATCAATCGTTAAAATGCTAACAAGATGAGAGCAAAGTATTGTGACACATTTCGTGGACGGTTATACGGCGAAAACGAAAAAGAAGTCTTTGTGATAACAGACAATGGATTTACAAAGATTTCTGAAATGATTGGTCAAACCATTCACCGCTATGGCAAACCAGTCAACTATAAATATCAAGTTGAAATTACCAAACTTGACACAGAGGAACATGGTTGGTATAGCATCAAAGGGCGCAAGATTAACTAACACAATTAAAAATTAACATTATGAAGTTCGATAGTAAGAAATTCGCAAAGTGGGAAAATGAAACACATATCCCGAAAGAAATCATGGACATCGTAAATGCTGTTGCCGAAAAGATTGGTTGCGGTGAAGTTGAGGAAAGTACAATTGCTATTTACAATCGTGGTGGCCAAGTTATTGGTTGGGCAAAGGGGTTCAGCCTGACGCACTGCACAAGTTCATACGAAACAGGACCGACACCAGACTATTCAAGCGCAATGGCAAAATGGTTAAAGGGTCTAGGTTTTACGATTGAAAATTCTTACGGCGACAACGGCATGGATAGTGCAACGAATTGGCACGATACATTCTGGACACACGATTTCACTTACAAGCCGACAGAGGTTTGGGAAGAAAGTTTTATAATTTGGGAAAATAAAGATTATATTGAATGAAATTATGAAACAGATTAAAGGTTACATGGCAACATTCAGACGGCGGATGACACCGTACTGCATTGAATTTGATGATTGCTATGATATTGTCAAGCGTGATGGCGGCTGGGCTATCAAGAAAGATGGCGAGTTTATGAACGATTATATCTATCATTCGAAATGGGCGGCAGCGTCTAGAATCGGTAAATGGGTTAAGTGATGACGCTTCAAATACTACAAAGATTGAACGTATTATGAACTGGCAATACAACGATGGCGGCAGGTCAAAGTATTTTGCAGCACGAAAGGTTGGCGACTGTGTTACTAGGGCAGTCGCCATAGCAACAGGTCGTGACTACAAAGAAGTGTACAATGAAATAAAGACTGTCGTTGGTTATACACCACGCAATGGCATCTACAAAAAAGACACAAAGAAAGTGATGGAACATTTCGGTGGCGTCTGGGTTGCTTGCAGTGGGATTGGCATAAAAGAAAGGGTACACCTAAATGACGCAGAAATGCCACTACAAGGACTTTTTGTGTGTAACTTGAGCAAGCATGTCACCTGCGTAATTGATGGTGTTATAAATGACACCTATGACCCGTCAAGAAATGGAACACGAATGGTTTACGGATATTGGAAATTTTAAAAGTTATGGAAACAAAGGAAAAACAAATTCAGGCAATTAAAGATGCATTCGAAAGGGCTATGGCCGAAATTAACGAGAGAAGAGAATACAGGATGCGTAACTACTATGATTGCATTGATGATTATTCTTTCGGTGGTATTTGCGACAAAGCAGACAATGAACTTGAAGATATGTTGCGTATGCAACGTGACATCAAAATAGAGCAAGTTGAAAATGATGGTTTCTATTTTAGGACATCGATGTTCTATCGGTTGTGTGACAATGACGGCAATGCCGCTTTAGGCACAAAACACGGACAATGGGGAGAGTTCTTTGTTATCAATGACAAGTGCGTCAGTGTGCCAAAGCGATTAGCCACACTAACAAAGAAAGGCTATAAACTTGAACAAGTAATACGGACATATAAGTGCGAACTTAAAAGCATTAGAAACGGGCATGCCATAAACAAGTCAATGACTGTTATCGAAGAAAAAGTTATTGACATTACGCAAGACTCTATGCCTGATTACATCGGTGGCTTGCCATACATCGATTGGCAATATGAAAGTTATTTTAAAAATTAAGAGATATGGAATTTGAAAAAGATTTTATTCCTCGCCCTTACGAAGTAAAGGCAAAGGAGCATGTAAACAAAGTGTGCCGTGAGGATGAAATATCTTTCGGTTTTCATTATAACGAATGCGAACAAAGTCACCGGTATAGCGGTTTCACGAATGGGTATACGCAAGCAATTACAGATGCTATATCATTCCTGAAAAGCAAAGGAATGACGGACATGGCGGTAAGAATGCAGGAGGCTTTGCTATACGGAATAACAAACAAATAACTAAAACAATGCGACTATGACAAAGAAAGAAAAAGTACAGATTGACAACATTCTGTTTAGACTTAACACAATTCTAGAATGTGCAGATGCAGACAATACGCTGTGCGTTGATGCCGATGGTGCATACACACATAATGCAATGGTATTGCGCAACCACATCCACGCAATCATAAAGGATTTGCAAGTTTCTATTGAAAACGATTGTTTACTAATCAAAGATTATGTAAGTTAGTTATGGCAAACAAAGTAATTGTCCGCGACACCAAAAGCGGAGACGAAAAAGAGACGATGATTTATGACGCACGATTCAGTGCCGAATACACTCTGCAATTAGTGTGGTGTAGCGCACATCGTGTGAACGTGTTTGACAAGAAGATGCTTGAACGAGCAAAACTTGATTTCAATTACGAAACTGATTTTGTCTGGTTTGAAATAGGCGATGAAACTTATTCATGCGCAAAGCAAAGCGACAGGGTAGATGTCTATGATGGCATCAATTCAAGCCCGCTGGATTTCTAATAACCGTGGCGGCGGTTCACTATCACCACCCGCCGCCGCAAACAACGACAACGACAGCTATGACACAACTTGAACAAAGAATGTACAATGCTATCGCATCGGCTTGCGCAAAATACATTGCAAACGAAAGCATTGATTGGGAACAACGCAAATATGAATGCGCAAAAGATTATGCCATTGGTCTTATGACATCAAAATGGTATGACGGCACGGAGCAACAAGCCATTGAACGTGGCATGGAATTTGCGGAGAACTTCATTGAATTGTACAAAAAATAACGACTATGAGCAAAAAGAAAGTGTGCTGCATTTGTGGCATTGAATTTAATGGTCGTGGCAATAATCCTCGACCTGTCAAAGATGACGGTGAATGCTGTGATAAATGCAATTATGCCTATGTGCTGCCAAAAAGAATTGAAAACGTAATTAGCAAAGTACGAAAATGAAAACTTTTGATGTATTCGCCATTGTTGTTTTTGGCATCATGGCATTGGTGACTTTTGTTGCTGGATTCTACAACCCGATTCATTTCCTTTTCAGTGCTTGTTGCGTGGCAATGGTTGTGATTGCTTACAAGGAATTGGAAAGTGAAAATGATAAAGAATGTTAAAATATTTGGTGGGTTCAAAAAAACTATGTACTTTTGCATCGCAATCGAATAACGGCGGTCGCAAGGACATAGTGGATTGACTTGTGGATTACATCCACACTCAATATATACCAACAAAAAGGAACATCCCTGCAACCTTCCGTTATAACTCAGAGGAGTTTGGTTGCAGGGAATGTTCTTTTTTGTTGACTATGGCACAATTACGAAGAAAAATAATGACCGAATGCAAAGGACAACCACGACTACAAAAAGCCGTGGCATTTGCTGTTTTTCTAAAATACAAACTCGGTCAATCTTCCATGATGCGCAATTATTCTGTCAACAAGATTCATACTTTGACAAAGATTTCAGCAACTACTATCAAAAAATATCTACCAATCTTGAAACAATGCGGATTTGTCGCTTTCTGCGGCAAAAACAATCAACACCTGATTGTGTCAAAACTTTGTTCTCATACAAAGGGGCGCAATGTAAAGATTGATGATTTTTGCTTTGATTCATACAAAGATGTTTATAGGTCGTTGCGTGCTTATTTGGCATTGATTATACAATCGCATAAAGATTTTGTTAAACGCTCGATTCAAATTGTTGCAAACCCAAAAAATTGGGAAGAATTTAAAGCAGCAAGAAGAAATGTGAAACGACTCGTCAAGCAAGGTGTCTTATGTGGATTGTGTGATAAATACAAAGAGTATGGATTAAGTTTTAAGCGCATTGCTAGTGAAACTGGCAATTGCGCAAGAACTGCACAAAGAATTATGAACTATGCCATCAAAAAAGGTTGGGTATCTAAAAAAAGAAATTTCAAAAAGATATTCACACCAAAAATTAATCGTAGGCAATCAGATATGTTTACTTTCTCAACTTTGAACAACATATACATTGTCTACGCTAACACATACGAATTGAACATTCTATTGTAGTGGTATGGTATTATATTAGTTGGTAAAAAATAAAGGCGCATTTATGACTTACAAAGGTGACAATATTATCGGAAAGCCATCACTAGGTTTAATTCAAGTTTATATTGAAGAAAAAAGCCTAGGGTTAATTACACCGCAAGAGGTTTTTGATTATTGGGATAAAAAAGATTGGTTGACAAAGAAAGGTTCTGAAGTCAAAACTTTAGAGTCGGCTATCAATGTGTATAATAGTATTGTCGTACAAAAAGCATTAAAGGGGAACAAAAAAACAAGGAAAGAAATAAAAAGTGCTTTTACTGCAATTAAAAAGAAAAACAAACAACCTAAAAAGCATTCAGAATATTCAGAACAATTAAAAGATGAAAGATGGAAAGCATTTAGGTGGTTTGTTATGAAAGTTCGTGGTAACGAATGTGAAATATGCAAATCTACAAATAACTTACAAGTACACCATATTGAATACATTAAAAACGCAAAAGCATGGGAATATAATGTAAATCAAGTAATAGTTGTTTGTAGGGAATGTCATAAGAAAATACATAATATTAAATAAGATAATTTAAATTGGAACAATGAAATCAAACGAGGTAACAAAATTCATGTGGTATATGTGCAACAAGTGGTCGCTTGACGAGGCACGGGAATTGTTCGGTGACAATCTTGGAGCACATATCTACCAAAAGAAATTGCATCTACAAGGAATTGGCTACGACACGCTGTACTGGTATGGTGACCTAGATGAAACGTGCCGGCAAAAGATTGTTGACCGCGCAAATGAAATCTACAAAAACGCGTAGAATTTGATTCTAGCGGCTTTAATCCACAAAGCTGATTAACTTATCATTTCACAAACAAAAGTCGAACACGGGGCAAATAAACCACTAAATTTTCAAGTTATGGACAATACGAATGACAACAAGAAATCAAGTGCATCGCAGAATGCGATGATTCTCGCCTATATGCAGGACGGAAACAAGATAACATCTTTGCTTGCTTTGAAGCTTTTCGGCTGTATGCGTCTAGCATCACGAATCTGTGATTTGCGGGAACGTGGATATGACATCAAGGCTGAAAAAATCCAAGTGCCTAGCGGTAAATATGTGACAGAGTATTCACTCAATCAATAATTAATAATATGGCTTATGGAAACGAAAATTTGTAAATGCTGCGGGAGAGAACTTCCAATTGATGATTTCCGTGTTACGAAATTGGGTCGCAGAAACACTTGCAACGAATGCGTAAGCAAGAAAATAGCGGATGCTAAAAAAAGAAAAAATGACGGATTGACATTTGAGGAGGAATTGGAAAGAGCAAAGACATTGCGGCTGCAAGATTTCACACCGCGTGAATTGATGACCGAATTAAAGCGCCGTGGTTACGATGGCAAGCTGACATTCACACAGGTGATTGAAATAGATATTAGCAAAATTGGGGAATAAGAACAATCAAGGTTAACAAAGGTTAAACATTTTGCAATATCAAAAATAACTTGTATCTTTGCATTGTAAAACAACCAAGGTTGGCGTTTAACTTAATTATTAACAATATGGGGTGGTTTTACACTAAATTTGCGTAACTTGGTTGTTTTACATTTTGGCGATTGGTGTAATGGTTTGCACGTCAGTTTTTGGCACTGAAAGGGCAAGTTCAATTCTTGCATCGCCAACAAGTTGAAAGGTTTTCGTTAATGGTGAATGATTGCCGGGCGTGCAGTGTAACAATTACAAACCATTAAAAATACATTGCAGCCCGACTTTTTACTAACATTTAAAAGAATTGTATATATGATTGAGATTGAATTATTGGAAATTTCTGGCATCGTTGGCGCATTGCGTGCATTACGTTTGCCGTATGGAAAAGAATGTCGTTCAAAAATTGACGGTGGCGGCAATCTTACACTTGATAGTAACAATAAAATCGTTTTTCATTCAAATTGGTTTATTAACATAGATGAAAATGATTTAAACCTACTGACACGTCTTGTTTCTGCTGGCGATGAACACGCCAAGGTTATGCGTGGTGTAGTCGCTTATTTTGAAATCAATGCGCCACGTTTTTGGTGGCAAGAATTTGACACATACAGAATCGGCTGTGAAAAACTTTCTAGCGAATCCACAATGCACATACAAGGCAAAGGACTTTCAGAAAAAGAACTTGTTGAAACGAAAAGCAAGTTATGTGAGGGAACGATGCAAAAAAGAGTTGTGATGATTTCTTATCAAACATTGCGGAGAATCTATAGGCAAAGGAAAAATCACAGGTTGCCGCATTGGCGAATGTTCTGCGAATTTTTAAAAAACGAATTGCCATTACAAGAACTTATAACTGCACAATCGTAATATGAGAGAATCAGGCTATTATCCGCCAGGGGCTGAATTTGACCCGAACGCTCCATATAATCAGGTGGAGCCGGAGGAAAGAGAGTACAACATTGAGGCGGTGTTTGAACTTCGCAGAACCGATGAGCTGTGGTCGAATGACTACGACGAGTTCGACAACATGAACAACCCGCAGCGGGAGTGGACGAGCATCCACATGACCCCGCTGGAGCTGATTGCCGAGTGCAAGCAGCTGGCGAGGACGATGCTCGACAGCATCAAGGACACGGCCACACCGATGGGTGCGAGAGCAAAGCAGCACTTGTTGCATATTATCGCCGAGTGCGATGGCTGGGAGAATACGTTTAACGAATTTAACCAAGAGTAGTATGAATTGTGTGAATTTATCATGGACACTGGCTCGGCAGTATGAGCCTGCACCCGCCAGCGAGGACTTGAGCGCGCCGCTTGTGCGCTTGGCTTATGCGACAGGATTTGAGCGAATGGCAGATATTGCCGAGCAGCAGCTGCGTGCCACGCTTGAGGCGCACGGATGCAAGATGGACGAGGCGTGGGACATCATGCATCAGTGGGGCAAGCGCATTGAAGCACTGACCGGCGACGAGCACAAGCGTGTGGGTTGTAACGACCCGCGAGGCTACGACAAGGAAGGAGATATACGATAGCAACAAAGCCGCCGAGGCGCAAGTCAATTCTTGTCCGTAAGGTGGTGTAATGAAGCACGCGGCGGCTATTTAAAAAAACTACAAACTATGACACAAGAACAAATATCACAGACAAAGGTGTGGCGAATCAATGAATCTACACTTGTAGTTGCTGGAACTATACCTATAGCAATAGAAATATATGAAACCCGTTACCCGTTTGAAAGAGTTGAAAAAGTTGAGCTCGTTAAAGGTAAATGGGATAGCGAATACGCATTAATATTAGAAAATCACAATGAACTATGACACAAGAAGAAAAAGACTATTGCGAGACTTGCTTCATATATGATGTCTGCGGTTACGCTAATCGAGGGCTTCAGCGTAAATGCAAGAGAATGAAAACATTTGCTGATGGTTTTGATGCCGCTGTCGGCAAAGCAAAAGAATGGCTTTGCGAACTCACACCAGAACAATTGTCAGATGTTGATTTTGACGATTTTGAAAAAGCAATGTACAAATGACTCGAGAAGAAGCAAAGGAAATTGCACCAAAGATGTGCAAAGACAGTATAGAAAAATACGGTGAAGATGCTATCTATGTTCAGTCTCCGTGTTACGGAAAATGCTCATGGACATATAAAGAAGCACTTGAGTCGATACTAAACGATACTGTCCTAGAGAATACCAATGAGAATATCATAGATTCTGTTCTTGAGTATTACGAATATCTTAACAAAATGTAGTATGACACAAGAAGATAAACAACTGCTTTTGGCTGACCTTTGTGCAAGGTTGCCATATGACGTGAAAGTTAAATATGATAATGGAATATATAACATTGATTATATTTCCGCATTATATGAAGAAATTGAACTAGATACTCCTGACAATTATACTATCGGAATATCTGAAATTAAACCATACCTCCGTCCGATGTCTTCAATAACTGAGGAAGAAAGACTTGAACTATCAACTGCTCTCATTTATGCAAATATGATAGACAACACTCGTGTACAAATTGATTGGTTAAATGCTCATCACTTTGACTACCGAGGACTAATCCAGAAAGACCTAGCAATATCTACGGAAGAGTTTAATCCATATAAAGACTGAAAACATGAGAGGGACAGAATATAAACATGTTTATGCCCTGCGAAACAAAGACACTGGGAACTACTTGCTGACCTACTGGGCAAGCAGTCAAAAGCATAAGGCACTGTTCTCTTCTCGCAAGAAAGCAGAGGAGGCAGTTAAAGGAATAGACGCAAACATTGAAATTGTTGAATTATGAAAGCATACACTGACCTAGAGCAAAGTCGAAAGTTGGCAGAGATACTGCCACTCAAAACCGCTGATATGTGTTATAGAATTGTAGCATATAATCCTAATGATACGCAAGAATATCAAGCATATTGTTTTGTCGGAACATTAGAGAGCGATATTCCTTGCTGGTCGCTTGATTCGTTGCTTAACTATTTTCGTGAGATTGATTTCTTCCCCGAGATAGATGCAGACGAGTGTTCAGTGACAATGAATATCAATTACTATGACGAGGAAGAGGCGAGGTTATTAGCCCCTATACATAACATCAAGGTTAAAGCAGAGAGTTTTATTGATGCTTGCTATGAAATGATTATCAAACTGCACGAACAAAAAGTTTTGTGATTATGAAAATAACAGCAGGTAAAATATTTGAATGTTTTGTATTCCTCCCATCATTAAATTTAAGTTGGGTAAGAGTTTCCAAAGGGAATATCTATTTTCTCCAATTTGGGTGGTTATTATGGTATATACAAGTACGACTGAATTATGGACTACGAAGAAAAAGTTATCGCTCTGTTAAATGGTAAAGAACTATCGCAAGAGCAAAAAGAAAAATTAGAGGAAATCTTCCCCGAACTTGCAGAGAGCGAGGATGAAAAGATGAGGAAATCTATCATTTATGCTTTGCAAAATGGAGGATTTTATTCTAGCGATAAAACGGACGAGGCTATTGCTTGGCTTGAAAAGCAAGGCAAACAGAAGACTGACAAAGTTGAACCGAAGTTTAAGGTCGGTGATTGGATTGTACTCCCCTTGGGGATAATTGCTCATATTGAAAGCATAAATTCAACTGACTATCAAGTCACAACAACTGATGGGAAGATTTGCGATTTTAAGATTTCAAAGCAAGATAATTATCGTCTTTGGACTATCGAAGACGCGAAGGACGGTGATGTGCTTGTCGCTTCTGACGGCTCAATCTTTCTTTTTGCAGGCGTTGATGATTGTGCTTGTAAGTATTATGTTGCACTTACAACCGACAACTATATCGAAATCAATAAAGAAGCAAAAGGTGGCTATTGGGAAACATCAAGAGCAGTCTATCCAGCAACCAAAGAACAGCGTGATACTCTCGAGATAGCTATGGCAGACGAAGGTTACGAATGGGACGCTGATAAGAAAGAATTGTTGCATAAACAGTCATAAAACTATGAAAATTAGAAAAATCATTGAACAGGTGGAAGAACTAAGTATCGCTTCTTATGTCAAGCCACATCAGATAACAATCGACACAATTGAAGATGTTATCGAAGAATTGCAAACAGACGAACTTTCCTCGTATGAGGCGATTATCGGTTCGTGCGCCTATAAAGTGAATAACTTAATAGAGGTCATGAATCCAGAATACCATTACGACATCGAAGTTCTAACAGAACTCCAACACATTCTGAACAGTTATCAAAAATAGAAGTGGTAAGTAAAGAGAGCGAGGACGAGCAGATAAAACGAGAACTTCGCAACGATTTATTGCTTTATGTCCCTACCCCAGAAAGGTATATTTCATGGATTGAAAAGCAAGGCCACATGCTTGACACCGACAAGGTGATTGAGTGGCTTTACGACCAAGCGTGTCAGGGCTGGATTGAAGATGTTGAGGTTGATAAATTTGTAGACAAGTTCAAAAAAGATTTCGGACTATGACAAGAGAAGAAGAATTAAATGAAGCATGGTGCAATTACAGGGGCAAGTGTAGCACCGAGATAATGCAGGCACTTGCGTTTGCATTACGTTGGTGTGACAAACATCCAAATTGGATAAGCGTTGAGGACGAGCTGCCTGAGGAAAATAAGTGGGCACTTACATACAACGGAACGTCTATTAACTTACTCATGCTTGCTGGTAACGGAGGCTGGTACGACCATAGTGTTGTCAAACATCTTAACATCACCCACTGGATGCCGACTCCGCAACCACCGAAGAAAGGAGGCAAAAAATGAAACGATTATTTTCCAAATTTAAATGCGACAAATTAGATTGGCATATACCAGAAAGTAAAGTTACTTGGTTAGGTTATGACAATTTTGCAACAAAGTGCAAGTATTGTGGAAGACGTATTCTTTGGAGTAGTGGGGGATGGTTTTCTTGTAGTTCAAAGAAAGTAGATAAGCAATGACACGACGCAACAATGACATAGCAGCGTGCGGCCACGCAACATGCCCAATCCGTCACACCTGCCTGCGCTGGCAGCTGGGGCAACAGATGTCCGACTATCAATGGTGGGCGAACTTTAAACCCACAAACGGTGGATGTAAGTTTTACATGCACAACAAACCAAATAACGACAACGATAATGAGCGAGAAGATTGAGCCAACCTACCAAGTCACGATGACCAAGCGACAAGTTCAACTACTGTCTTATGCGTGCGACCAATTCAGCCGATTGATATGCGGCCAAGATTGGTCATTCCGAGAACTGCTGGAGGCTGCATGGGAGAAACGATGCAAGGAGGCAACAGGCAAGATGATAGACAAGGAATGGGATGGCGGCTGGCGCAATATGCGTGCCGAGGCAGAATGCTTGTGTGAGTACATTAAGCGCAGGTTTTGGGGGCTGGAAAGTAGTGCGCAATACGGCATCTACTACGATGCGACAGCCGACATATTGTGGGATATACACCAAGTACTTCGACATCAGTTGTGGCTGGATAGACCAGATGATGACAAATCAACCATAACGGTTGATGCGGGCAAGGCAATGCGTGTGGGTAATGAGCCATTAATTGAAATTAAAAAAATAAACAATGAAAGATAAAAGAGTTTTTCAATTTAAAGCTGTCATTGAGGGTGCGTTAATTGCGGACGAAAAAAAACGGCTTGAAAGGATTCGTGAAACATTAATTAATTGTGGGCTTGACAAAGAGGCATATAATGTACAACGAGATATAAACAAGTGCGTGGATGAACAAAAGAAAGCAATGGAGAAAGCGAAAAAGCAAAGGCTTAAATTGGTTCGTGAAATGTTGCTTTGTTTTGCAGCCGCAGATATTGCAACAGAATGCGCAGACAATGTAGCTTATGCATTTGATGATGTTGCTTATGGCAAAGAGAAAAGCGACGGTAATTCGTTTGCAGAATTATTCAGACTGCAAGCAAAGGATTTGAATAAGTGCGTACAGCTTGTTGATGGACAATGTGGCGATGATAGAGTTTCGTACTTATATGCTGATATGGCAGAGGAAATAAACAATAAGGTTATCCCTATAATGTACGAAATTATTGACAAATATATGGATAGTGAAAAAGGAAAGAAAATCTTATAAGGGTTCTAATCAAAAAAAAGGCATTGAAAGGTCTTGCTCAAATTGCAGCAAATATCCCTGTTTTACGGGTATAGAAAATTTGGAAAGCGATTTTGGCAAAGAGGGATGTAGGAACTATTTTGTAAAAGATAACAACAATGGACATAAATCGTGTTGAATTAAAAGGCCGTGTGGCGACAGATGTTACCGTAAGAAAGACAGCTACTGGCGGAGAATGGCTAGCATTCGCAGTGGCCACAAACGAATACAACCCAGCAGCAGCAGTCGAAAAAGATAAGTCTGTTGCAACATTTATACAAGTGGCGGTATTCAATCCGAATATAGTAGAAAGGATTAGAAAAATCGGGATAAGAATTGGAACACATGTGTGGTTGCTTGGTAAGATTATTGTGCGAGCGGTAGAAAACCACGGCAGGTCAATTGTGTACACAAGTGTTGCTGTTAGCGAAATAGAAGTACTACAAAGGAAAAAATCAAATTCCGATTTGCAAGCACCAAACGAACAAAATAATAATGATAATGATTTTTAGTTATGTACGAACACAAGAATGAAATCCTATCCAGCAGGGTAGGTTGCTTGGGAGCAAGTGATGGGAATATTATTGCCTATGCAGCGACAAATAATGAAGTTCAAAAAAGCGCATTAAAGCGTTTGGCTGTAGTAAAAGGTCTGATTGAGCCGCAAGACGGGTTAACAACAGCTGCTATGCGATTGGGTGATGACATTGAAATGCTAATCTTTGAAAACCTGAAATTGTCCGATGAAAGATGGCAATCAAACTATCGTTTTGACAGTGTAAGATATAGCAGAAAGAATGTCAAGCTAATTGCCCACATCGACTTTTTCTTAAAAGATGATGAGAACCAAGTATTGCGATTGATTGAATGCAAAGCAACAAAGAATGGCATTAATGCTGCAAGATATGAATATGCCAATCAATTGTACATCGAATATTCACTGGCAAAAGAATATGCAGCAACACTCGGCAAGAAATGGAAAGTGGAATTAATGCTATGCCACTATGACACAAATGGCTATGTTGATTTTGACCCAAGTAAAATCGTAACGAAAAAAGTAGCTTTCAAGACAAAGCCGTTTGACATTGATTTTGGCATGGATGTTATTGACAAGAAATTGGAGTCGCTTAATGAATTTTATGAAGATGGCGACATTGACGCAGATGCATTGCCTATTGCGGTCAAAAAGGATTTTGACTTGATGACAAATGTCATTCGTGAAATAGAAACACGACAAAAGCAGGTGGACGATTTTAAGGCAAAGCTGTACGACTTTTTCTTGCAACGAGGGATTAAATCTGTCAAAAGCGATGACTTTACAATCACACTTGTTGAACCGACAACAATAAGTTCTTTCGATACAAAGAAATATCTAGAGGATTATGAAAAAGAACATCCGTATAAATGTCAAAAAATAAAGAAACAATACGAAAAGAAATCAAACCGAAAAGGTTATGTTCAAATTAAAGTAAAACATTAAAATTAAGACAAAATTATGGAAACAACAAATCAAATGACAACTCAACAGCAAGAGGGTGAGGTGATGCGAATTGACAATGCAGACACATTGGCAGCATTGACAAAAAGCGAAATCGATGTTCAGATTGCAACCGCAAAGCAATATCCGCGCAATCTATCTAAAGTTCTTAATGACATCGAAACATTGGCGACAATGGATTCTGATGTTGCTGCATCTTGTTTCTACACATTGCGCAGACAGGGGAAACTCATCGAGGGGCCGACAGTACGAATGGCTGAAATCATTGCATCATCATGGGGGAACTTGCGTGTTCAAGCCATGGTTGTTGCAAACGATGGAAAGACAATCACGGCAAGAGGGGTTTGCCATGACCTTGAAAGCAATTACGCAGCAGCAACAGAGGTGAAAAGAAGAATCACTGATAGAAATGGCAAAACATATAGCGAGGATATGCAAGTAATGACCGGCAATGCAGCCTGTGCTATTGCTTTGAGAAATGCAATATTCAAGGTTGTTCCCGGCGCATTGGTCAAGAAAGTCATTGACAAAGCAAAGAAAGTTAGTATCGGTGAGTCTATGACTTTGGAACAGACACGTCAAGCAATGATTGAATACTTTGAGAAGATTGGTGTAACGAGTAAACAGATTCTCGACTATCTTTCGGTTGAAAAGATTGAGGAAATCAACATTGATATGGTTGTTGAATTGCGTGGACTTGCGAATGCTATTGCGGATGGAACAACAACAAAGGAAGAGGCTTTTGCCCCAAAGGTTGACGATGAAACTGCAAAAAAGGTAGCCGAAAAATTTGATGGATTCAACGAATCGTTCCTTGAGCCACAAAAGTAAAATTAAGTTGTTTTTTCTTGTTGGCGGTATGTTTGCCATTTTCATATCGCCAACATTTAAAAATAATTTGCAATATTCAAAATTTTGTCGTACCTTTGCACGGATAAAACAATGTTGAACGAGTATGGTATTAAACGAAAAGGAAATATGTAGGTATCTTGATATACCGTCAATACCTAAAAAGAAATGGGATGGCAAAACATCATTCCAGCATGGTGTTGCTATTGCAAATCTTGTTAGTGGCGCACAGTCTTATGTTGCTGTTTCTTTCGACAGCGAAAAGGATTCATCGCCAAGAATCAGGAAAGTGTTTGAACTTGAGCAATACACGACAATAGGTGATGTGTTTGTTGTGCCGTCATATATGAATGTTGATGTTGACAATATGGACTTGGATGATGATTCAAAGGATATGGCAAAATTGCTTGTAGAGGAGGCTGACGAAAAAATTTCCGACAACGAGATTTTTGACGACACACCAAGCAACGAATATTTCTTTGACAACATCAAGAATGACGAAGAGGCAATAGCTTTTATCCGTTCATACTACAAGAGCAAAGGAGCTGGAAAGAAAAGGAAAATTCCCAAAAAGCATGAAAGCATCATCATTGCATTAAGTGTAATATATAACGAAATTCAAAACAAGGAAAATGGAAAATAAGAAACCTACAAAAAGCGAACTTGAGCGAAGAATCAAGAATGCGCTTGTGTTCGTGCCGAAAGACAAGGATTATCAATCCGTTTATTTCGCAGACAAAGGGTTGAAACTTGAGGTGACACAGGAACATACAATCATCAGTACTACATATCACAAGCACGTTTTTGACAACATCACATCAAGCGGAATCAGTAGACCGTACATCTACACAAGGCGATTTATTGAGATTGCGCTCGATACCAATTGTACTTACACGGATGATAATGGCTACAAGTTCTATTCATATCAAAAGATGATGAATGAACTGAAAGCAGACAAAGATAAACAGACTGAATACAATATCGCTTACTATTGCGACCTTTGGTTTTTTAATCTGTTTAACCCACTGTATTCCATTGACGGAAACAATGCATCTGCTTTTATCGTGTTCCTTGACTACATCTGCAATGTCGCCAAAAATTCAATCATTCTTGATGAACACACCGAAAGTATGACCAATAAGCAATTCCTTGACAAATACATCGGATTGATTATGGATTTCACAAAGACAATGCAAGAGGAAGTTATCTTTGAGAAAAAGACCGATGACAAGCTGATGCAAGAAAGCATTGAGGCATTACAAGAACAGGAACAAGAACAACAAATCAATCAAAACACAGAAAACAATGAAAGTCAAGATTAAGAAATTGCACAAGAATGCAGTCGTGCCATTTAAGACTTACCGCAATGATTGTTGCTATGATGTCGTTGCAGTAAGCTGCACGGAGGTTGCGCCAAATGTGTACAGATATGGAACAGGACTATCATTCCAAATCGAACGTGAACAGGATGAAGATGATTCCGATAAAATTATTTCTATTGACTTTCGATGCCGTTCTAGCATTTGGAAAACTGGTATGGTGTTGTCTAATTCGTGCGGCACGATTGATGAGGCGTATACTGGCGAGGTGATGGCTGTGTTCTATCATGTTATGCCCGATATGCCGAAATATAAAGTGGGAGACAAGATTGGACAAATAAAGATTGGAACAACATGCCCTATGGATTTCGTAGTTGTGAACGAATTAGGCAAAACAGATAGGGGTAATAACGGATATGGCTCAACAGGGGCATAATATGAACGAACCAAACCAATATGAATGGGTGAGTCCAAGCACGCTGGCCGAAAGGTTGGGTGTTTCTACTATGACTATATACAACAAGATGAAACGTGGCTTTTACGAATATCAGTCGTTCCGCCGTGGAAAGATGATTGGCTATTTAATAAAGGTTGCAAAACAAGGATAATTTCAAATAAAGAATATTATGGATTACAAAATTGGTGACAAGGTGAATGTGACTGCAAATTCAATCACAATCGGCAAAGGTGTCGTTGAACGCATCGAAGATGAGGCTTATGTGGTTAAATTAGACAACCCGATTACAACGGTCTATTGTATGTCATGTGACCTTGAATATGTCGTAGATGAGGATGGCACGGACAAGGAAAAGTAGGAAACGCAAAGGTAAAATCAAGTTCACCCAGTCTGTCAGGCTAAAACAAAAGTCTGACAAGACTAGGGTGGACATTGAAAAAGGTGATACCGCTGGATTAAGGAAAGCACCAGCAAGGTTGTACCCAGATAATGGTGCGAACTTTAAGATTAAGATTAGGAAAAAATGAACATCACAATTAAAACAAGATATACCCTAATTAGGATGGGTAAAGTTTTGCCATTTATTGTATGTTTTATCTTACTAATTTCCTATTCTGAATGCTTGTATGCTCTATCCATAAAAGATTACATTGAATTTCCAAGCGGTGTTTATCTAAATAAACCAGTTTCATGGGCGATTGGCGAATATTTTAGATATGATTTGCCAACATTGGCATTCTTTGCAATTGTATCATTCGCCATCCGCACTTGCATTTGGAACAAATTATCAATAGCATATCTAGCGGCTCAACTATATGAAAAATCTTTCTTTGCAACACATGAATACAATGTTTCAATTTACCACATCGTCACAATTGTAAACATAGCATTGTGCCTATTCTTTTGCTGTAAAGGAATCAAAATACTAACCACAAAAACTTCCACACAATGAAACTAACAACCAAAGATGTCCGGCAAGTAGATAATCCAGAATTTCGCATTATGAACAATCGTGTCGGATTGTTTAACACTACGATGCAAGATTACAAGAAACTGGGATTGCCAAAAGCACAATTGATTCTTACGGACATCCCATATAGCCTTGGTGCAAACGCCTACGCATCCAACCCAACATGGTATCAGGGCGGTGATAACAAAAATGGCGAAAGCGAGTTGGCTGGTACCACATTCTTCACAACAGATGAAAATTTCAAGCCAGCAGAAATGATGCACTTTGCATCACAAATGCTAAAGCCAGAGCCAAAAGAAACAGGTAAAGCACCTTGCATGATTATCTTTTGCGAGTTTGAACAACAATTCTATTTAATTGATTTGGCTAGGCGATATGGGCTAAAGAACTACATCAACCTTGTGTTTAGAAAGAATTACTCTGCACAAGTGCTTAAAGCGAATATGCGTGTTGTTGGTAATTGCGAATATGGTCTTATTTTATATCGTAACAAATTGCCGAAATTCAACAACAATGGGCAAATGGTCTTCAATTGTATGGACTACCCTAGAGATTTGGGAATGGAGCGAATACATCCTACGCAAAAATCAATCCCTATGTTGAAACGACTGATTGAATTGTTCACCGATGTTGATGATGTCGTGATTGACCCATTTGCTGGCAGTGGCTCTACATTGATTGCGGCTGCAAGTATGGGGCGCAAGGCATACGGTATGGAAATAAGCAAAAGGTTTTATAGTGATGCTTGTGTCGCTTTGCAGAATAATATACAACCTGATTTGTTCAATGTGAGCATCGAGGAAGAAAAACGAAAACAATATAAACAACAAAAAATATTTTAACCATGGCTAGCAAAAGTACAGAATACTATCGTACACATCCTAAAGCAAAAGAAAAGAAAAAGGAGTACGACAAGGAGTTCAATAAAAAGAAAGAACAAGTTGAAAAGCGTGTCGAACTGAAACGAGAGAATCGTGAACACGATAAAAAGTACGGCAAGGAATCACGAAAAGGAAAAGACTTGTCGCACACAAGCAAAGGTCTTGTCTACAAGAAATCGTCTACTAATCGTGGCTCAAAGTCAGACACGGCTGGTGACCGCAGAGCGAGAGGAGGTAAGAAAAAAAAATGAGAGATGTGATGAAACAAGAGATTGGCGGCAAGCACTACAATGGTTTGAAAATCCAGCCAATCCAATATATCTTTGCGAACAATCTTGGATTCATTGAGGGCAATATAGTAAAGTATATTACTAGATATAAAGACAAGAACAAGAATGAGGATATTGAAAAGATAATCCACTACGCAAAGTTGTTGCTTAAACTGGAATACGAATATACGCAAGACAAATTAGATTCTTTATGACTATGGACTTGAACAAAGAAGCAAAGATTTGGTGCGCAAAGCATAGCAACAAAGGATGTAAGGATAATTGCTCTGGTTGCTGGCAATTAAAGCAAGAATGGGGATGTGAACAACACAACATGGAATCAGCATATATTGCTGGTTCTCTAAATGCAATCAACCGTATTTGGCGCAATTCATATATCGAACCAAGGCGTGGCAGATATATCATCGTAAAGCCTAAAGATGCTAGTGTTGGAGAAGTGTTCTTGGCAAAAACTCTAACTGGCGGCGAGTATATTCGCGAAGAAAGCATAGGAAGTTTGCAGCCAACAGACATCTGGTGCTATTTGTACGACATATTGCCAAACACGAAATAAATGCGTTTTAAGCGACTTTTGCGCTCAAGGTATATAGTTGCTCATTCTTGCGAAATAAATGCAACACAGCGCAATTAAATGGCTTTTTGGGCTATAATTAAAAATTGTTACACATTGTGTTGTGCAAATTAGATAAAAACCATATCTTTGCAGACAGAATTTTAATATGGCAAGTTTTGAATTAATAGGCTACATCAAGAATATTGCGCACATAGGCGGCAAAGCACGTCTTACCGTTGGCGAGTATATCCAAGGAAAGCGCAATGAAATCGGCGAAATAGAAAACGAGAAAATGGACTTATGGTTTGTTTTCTTCCCGAAATCATCCAACCGGCATCTAATGAACTTTAAGGTTGGCGACCTTGTGATTGTAAAGGGAACTATTCACCAATCAATGCCAAACTCGGATTATGCTTATGCTATCAATGCAGAAAGCATCAAGCATTTCTACACAAGGAACATTCTTGATGAAATGAAAATGGAAAGTGCGTCAAAGAAAGCAATCAAGAAAGGCGATGCCCCGAATCTTGATGATGCACTAGAAAATGATTTTTAGGTTAACCACAATTAAATAAGTACTTATTATTATGAGAAAGAAAAAAGAAAAGACGGCAGAAATGCTGCAAGAACTGGCTACACAAAAGCCAATTAACGAAGAAACAAAAGCAAAAATTATTGACACAAGTGCAGCGACAGACGAGCAATGCAAGCTGTTAAATGAGGAATGTCAATCATTGCGCCGCCAATTAGCTGGCGTAAAGGGCGAAAACACAAAGCTGAAAGCCGCATTGCAAGAAATGCAAAAGTTGAATGCCAAGCAACAGGATGATTTGCAAGAAATGAGTATAGCACTTTCGCAAATAGACAAGCAACGCAATGAGTTCTTGGCTAAACTAAAAGCATTTAACGAAATGCCTTGGTATAAGAAAATGACATACAAGTATAGAAATATTTGATTAGTTATTGATTGATTTGTTTTCTATGTTTCATTTGTCATAGTAAGTTTTTTTAAAATTGTTAGTAACTTGACTTATGTTGCACGGTTTGTGAAAATAGCGCAACATTTTTAAGCACAGCGGTAGTTGCCCCGCAATCGAATGGCAGCGTTTACGTCTATCCAAATGTTTTCAGAGGGAGTGCAGAGGCACAGAAGAGCCCAAAAGGTTGAACACCTTTTTAATCAAACACCCGCCAGCTTTTAAATGCAAGCAACTGGCGGGTGTTTACTTTTTAATTATGCCAAATCAAAAGTGTCTAGAGTGTGCAATTTCAATGTTCCCATCATGTATGACTTTTCGCCACGCTGCAACTTGATTGTGGTTGGTTCGTAGCCTTCCAGACAAACACAATGCGCAACCTTGTTAGAATATGCGGACTTAATCCAAATGTCCGAATTAGTCATTCTGGATATAAACAAGTCGTGTTGTGTAGCCACATCAATGTTCGCACTTGTGTACCTGTTGCCGACAATGAATGTGATTTCAATGTCTACATTTTCACGAATCACAACAGGATTGTCGTTTTCATCAACTTTGGTTATCAAAAAATCCTCATCTTGCTGGTCTATCCATTGCGCCGTGTAAATGTTAACTGGCTTGCCTTGGTCAAACATACCTTTGATTTCAAGTATGCGACAACCAGTGACAAGTTCTGAAATGTCAACGAATGTTCCGTTTTGACTGGTTTTTATAAAATATTTGTTTTCTAGTGCCATATTACTATAATCTTAATTTTTTGTCGTGTTGATTAACCTTACCCAAACAAAAACGGCCTAATTCAACGGAGCATTTGTCGCTATACCGATAAATCAAAACCTCGCTATTCTCGTCTATATCGTCAAGCACTACCTTGCTTTTGTCAAACAAGTAGACACGGACGGAGTTATATCCATCAGTAGACAAGCTAATCACTGAATTATTGCTAATGTACAATACAGGGCATTTGTGCGCATCTATTGTTGCTTGTGTGTCATTACACCACATAAGGTGCAAAACATCGTCAGAAACGCTTAAAATGCCATTATAATCAACATACAGTTCGTAAGTGTACCCATCAACATCGTCACAGTCCTGTGCGATGTATTTCCCGTTTATATAATCGCCAAATTCTTGCAGTATATAATCCTTGCTTAATCCTTTGCCACGATAGCAAAAGTCAGCGAAATAAGGTATCGCTTGCTGCTGTAAGGAAAGACAAACCAACCTTTCTTTGCTGCTATTTGCCGATTGCCATAAACCTTTGTAGTCCTGACAAAGGTTTTCGGTCAATGCGTTCTTGTAGAAATTGAACATTTCTTTATCCATAGTGTATATCATTTTAATTTAACAATTCAACTTTAACCGCACTACCAGCGGGATTTGACCAACCAATCAATATCGCCTGTATAGCCATTTGAACTTGGTAACTTTGCTGTAATTGCAAAAGCATTTGCGCTTGAGTTGATAGTTGGATGTCACCATCCATAGCAACAACCGCATCACGGATTTGCATCAATAGGTCACTATGCAAATAGACTTGTTGGCTTACACTATTCATATATGCCTCTAGTGCGCTAGCCGTATCTTCGGTAATGCTCTGAATGCCTTGTTGCAATGCTGACAACTCGTTGCTTTTAATATTCTTGCTAACAATATCAAGATTCTCAAGATTGCCATAGAATACACCAAGCGCATTGTTGATGTCAATTCCAAGTTTATCCGACAGCACAGCTAATGCCTTAAGTTCATTTGTGGTTAATTCTACACCACCTTCTGACCCCTTGCTTGTGTACTGGTCAACCATATCATACAAAGGCTGCAATAGGTTGCCGACAATCTTTGATGTAGCGGCTTTTTTGATGAGATTGAAAATCATATCATCCATCTTTTCCCCTATTGCGTCAAGTGTCGTTTCGCCCTCTCGCCAAGCCTGAACCCAAGTATCAACAAATTCCTCTGCTGCCGACTTGATGTCAGAACCCAACAATGTGTTCATCACATCTTCCTTCAAGTTTTTCAGGTCGTTCTCTGCATCAATCACAGCACCTTCTAATTCCTTGATTCTATCAATATCTTGGTTCTTTTTCTTGCGTGATTTTTCAAGTTCAAGCTGTCGTTGCAATTCGACAAGTTGTAATTGCTTGTTGGCAATAGCGGCACGTCTTGCCTGCGTTTCAGCCGCACCCATTGAATGTTCAACAGTGTATTCAAGCCGCTTGTAGGCATTCTCCAAATCCTTTACGGCACGTTCGCTATTCTTGACTTTCTTGGTAATCTTTTTATCGCTATTGTCAAACCAAGAACTGACAGTTGTCCACAATCCTTTCACAACATTAACAGTACCACCAATAATGTCACCATTGGCTATTTGAGCAGCACCTTGCGCAGCGGTAGATAGGCCATCGATACTTGCGGCAATATCGTTGATGACTTCTACCACATCTTCATCTGCGCCAAGTGCTTCTGCTATGTTAGCTATTTCACTAATACCGTCTGCAATCTTGTGCGCCTCGTCAGCAATCAGTTCAACGCCCTTAACCCAGTCTACAAGTCCATCCTCTCCCTTTGTCAGTGCTTCCTTGATTTTGTCAAACGAAGTTTGCGTTTCACGAAGTTTGCCGTTAACTTTGTCGAGTTGAGCGTTCATTTCCTTTTCAGTCAATTCTGCCGTTTGGCCTGATATTGGGTCTGTAACCTCATATTTCCCATTACTGTTCTTGCCTTTCTTTACAGCAAGTTCAAGCATTTGCTTGTAGTTTTGTGCAAGCTGTCGTGTCATTCTTGCGCTATGTTCAACAACACTATTAAACAAACGCTTGTAGGTAGGCAATGTGGAAAGGATTTCTTGCTTTAACTTGTCAATCGCATTTTCTTGGTCTTTAATCATCAATTCAAGCAAATGACGTTGCTTCTCATTGGTTTCTTGTTGGTGCAACAATCTGAGATTGTCAAGTTTTTTTTGCTCGATTGCTATCTTACCGTTGATGTCCGCAAGTTTGTATTGTAGGTCTTGTGTTTGCTTTATTGTATCTTGCGCCCACTTCTTTGCAACATTTTGTGCTTCTTTGAATTTAGGTGTAAGTTTGTCAAGTGCATCTGTATTCTTATCAATAACATTGCCGTTTTCGTCAAGCACGTCAACAACAAGACCCATATTCCTGCCCCAACTTTCCCATTTTGCATCGTCGGCTTTGAAAATATTAAGCGGCTCACCAAAACCTCTTTTTTCACGCATTTTGTCGAACTCTTGCTGAGCGCGCTGCATATACTCATCAATGGTTTTGGGGAATGTTGACGTGTCAATCCCAAACATATCCGTAAACATGCCACCCAATTCTGGGTTTGCGTCAAGTTCAACAGCCAATTCGTATTCGTCTTTCAGTTTATCAAGTTCGCTATTCAATCCCTTGGTGATTTTCTCAATGTCAAATTTCTTGACATCAATTTTCATTTCGTTAATCTTTGTTTCAAGTTCAACGATTTCCGCTGGTTTAGCCTTGCCAGATGCAATCAACTTGTTTAGTTGATTCTCAAACATATTTAGCAATTCATGGGGATTCTCAATGCCAGCAAATTTTGACGGGTTGAACTTCTCCAAGCCAAATTTTGCAAGTGTTGCATTGATAGCCTTGACAGACTTTTCATATCCTCCAGTTGCCAAAGCAATCGCCTCTGTTGTTCCAACACCAGCTTTTCGCAAATCTTTATATGTATTGCGAATTTTGTCTACAATTGACAGTTCCTCCTTTAATGCTTTCTGTAATTCACTTTCTGCTTGGCGTTGCGCACGGGTAGCTGCCGCATGTGCCTTTCTTGCAGCAGCAGCAGATTTGTTTGCATCTGATGCTTCTTTTGCCGATTTTCCACCATCGGCAACTGCTTTATTATAATCATCTTGTGCAACATTCCTTTCGTTAATCGCCTTTGTCAGTTTTTCATTTTCTTCTTTTGTTCGATTGGACTTTCCTTGCAATCTTGTGATTTCATCATTCAGTCGCTTAATATGCTGATAAGCCTCATTTGCTTTTGTGTCTGCATTCGAAAGGGTTTCAAATACGCTCTTTTGGATTTGTGTAGTATCAAGAATAACACCAATACGAACTCGCCATGTGCTTGCATCTTGAACCCATCGCCAAAGGTCATCAAAAGATGTACCCATTTGTTTTGAAAACGCTTGGGCATTTTCTCTTGCCCAATTTTGCCATTTTGATTTAGACCAATCAATGTGGTTGATTTCATCTTGCGTCATGTTGCCAAACATTGATTGCAATTCGCTTGCGTGATGCGATTTCAACCAATCATAGAAACCATTTACAAGTACTTGGTTCTGACTGAATCCTTTAATCCATGTATTATAAGATGCACGAATTTGCTCTGCTTGTGCTTGATTGCCAAGCCGAGCTTGTTCGTTTGCGGCATCTATATACATTTGTTTTCTTTGGTTGATAAATGCCTTTTCCAATTCTATGCGGCCTTGCAACTCTGTCTTTGGGTCTAACCCCTTGCCTTCAAATATCTTGTTTGATATTTCCTCAAATCCTTCTCGCATTTGCTGCGGGTCGAATTTCAAGTTTGAAAACGTATCGGAAATAGATTTTGCGGTTTCGTCTGCAGCATCTTTTATATCTTGGAATATGTCGTTGTACTTACTAACATCATCTTTTCTTAATATCTCAAACGCTGTGTTCTCATAGTTATGCTTGGCTATCTCCTTTAGGCTATTGATGAGTCCTTTATCCATTTCGTAAAGATTCCACCAAGCAGACATATCTTGTTGCACCTTTATGGCGGATTCATCTATATCTTCTAATGCACCACGAACATCGCGCAATTTGGCAGTTATTTCAAATGCTTTCGATAACCTTTTGCTTAAATCGGTTTCAGTTACAAGTTGCCCCATGAAAACCTTACCATAAGCAGTTGATGTTTCGATTTCTTCACGAATTGCAGTCCATGTTTTTTGCATTTCGTCTGGGTCTTGCGAACCTGTATATGTTGCAGAAACAACCCTGCCTGTTTTTTGGTCTGTCGTTAATGCATATGTACCTAACTTGTCATACGATGAGAGCAAAGAATCTAATGATTTCTTGCTTTCCGTTGCTCCATCACGGATTGATTTATTGAGTTCTTTTATCGCCTCGTTTGCTTGTTGTACGGTGCCATACATATCCGAAAAAGCAAATGCAATTGCAGCTACCCATGTTACAGGGCTAGAGGCTATTTTAACCAAACCATCCCTCAATCCAACAAGCATAGCTGTTACCTTTTTCCCAGCAACAGCTTGCATTGCCAATCCAGCGGACATATCTTTGTACATTTGCAGCCAAACAAATCTAATCGCTTGGATAACACCTACTATTTTACCTAAACGCAAAATAGAATTTATAACCCTATCAAAGTCTTTCCAGTGCAAGAAAAGTTCTTTTAATGCAACAACACCGGTAGCAAGTATTCCTTGGTTGCTTTTGCCAATATCATTGAGCATATTATTCCAAGCAAGCGTAAGGTTTGCCAATTGAACCTTTAGTGTGCCAGCCATCTTTGCTTGGAAATCAAAAAACTTGCCACCCTCATCTGTCATCTTATTGATAACAGACATCACATCGTTATATTCAATGGTCTTTTTTTTCATTCTTGTATATACATCGCCAATAGATACCATACGACCTTCAAGTTGCGTATAGTATTCAGACAACTGCTTAACGAGTGGAATGCCAGCATTTGCAAACATTCTTGCATCGCGGCTATTCAGGTAGCCATAAGCCTTAATTTGTCCAAGCGCATAAGTCAGGCGTTCCATAGGAATACCAACAGCAGCAGCCATATCTGCAAGTCGCCTAGTGGTGTCAACAACATCTTTGGCTG